GATCCGACTTCGCCGTTTCCGAGGGTTGGGGCGAGAACATTGCCATCGGCGGGAACCTGGCAGGACACCAATGGTCTGACAATATCCTGCTGGAAAACTTCACTTCCGAGAAAAGCCGCAAGCAGGGGATTAGCGTATTCTCTGTCAAGGGGCTTACTATCCGAAATGGTATCTTACAGAAAACCGGCCTGTTAAGCGGGCAGGCAGGTACTAATCCCAAGGCAGGCATTGACTTTGAGCCTGAAGCGTATCCCCGGTATGTCCAGAACGTGCTTGTTGAGGACTGTCAGATAATCGACAACGACGGGTGGGGCATCGACTGGTGGTTCTATCATCTGGCGGCGGGCTCCATGACCGATATTGTCACGATAACAATTAACAACTGCACTGTAACCGGCAACGGTTCAGGGCAGATACGGTACGGCACAGGCTTCACAGCAAGCAACGCTTATTACCCATACCTGAACATTACCGTTGACGACGTACAGATTGGAAGCGGCGCTGTTTAACATATTCCTCTTTGGAAGGGGGTTTTTTTATTGGCATTAACTTTTGGGGATGTCAGGGAGTCTACCCTTGCCCTGCTTGACGAGCTTGACACATCTGGCGTTATCCAGACAACCGCCGATGTAACCGCCAAGATTTACGACTTCACCAACAGGGCTATGGTGGATTTAGCGACTACCACAGCTAAGATACACGGCGAACAGTACATCATTCATTCCCCTGTCTATGAGGGTTCGGACACTTCCGAGATACAGACATTCCTTCCTGATGGGGCGGATATTTCAATTACCCTGGAAAATGCCAAGTCCTGTTTCTTTGAAGCAACCGGTCCCGGCACAGTGGTAATTGAAGAAGCGGTGGTGGGTTCTACCACTTACACCGCACTTGAAACAATCACAATCGCGTCAACGGTGACTTCCCTCACCGAGTACCGCAGGCTGATAACCCCTTCAATTTCAACCAACACTATCAGATTGAGGTTTACCGGGAGTTACGCATTCAGCTTCAGGAATTATGTCCTCTACCCCTACACCTTCGCAACGGCGGCACTTGTCCAACAGTACCGGCCTTACTTTGAGTATGCCCTGCCGACTGACTTTTTGCAGCTTGACAAGGTGATGGTGAAGTACGGCAGAGGCAAGTATTCTGCCTATACCAGCTACACCCTCGACAACGACAACAAACTTCGCATCAGCAGGTACGATGCTCCGGCAGAGTTCATTGTCCACTACTGGCGGCTTCCTACCAAGTTCACCTTTACAGAGGTAGAGGCTACGGACGATGCCCTTGTATTCGGCATTGACACGGTTAACAGCACCTACAGGGTGAGCGACGAGGCGGCTAACATCATACCGCTGTTTGTTGCGGCCAAGATACTAAAGTCAGAGGGTGGCAGCGGCCTTACTTTCGGCGGTGACTTGATGAATGATTACGAGTTCCGCAAGTCCCAACTGCTGGCCAATTCTGCGGGGTATGTGGGCGAAATAGCCAATGTGACAGGGTGGTGATAACGTGGTGAGGCAGTACCAACAATTTAATGTGTTAACACCGCCATCTTCTCCAAAACCCTTCCGTCTGCAACTCATCGACGGAGGGGTTTCCTATAAATACGAACAATCACAGATAGCCGACAGCCAATCCCCCTACTCGCTGAATACCTGCTGTGATGACAGGGGGGCATTGCAAAAGCGCCCCGGACAGGCAGAGGTATACGACACGACACTAGGGGCAGGTGCGGTGCATTACATCTACGATTACAAGCTGTTGGCAGGCACTACCAAGCGCATTATCCATCACGGTACGAAACTCTACACCCAAACAGGTACAACACAGCCGATAGAGATTTACAGCGGCGTTGCCAATGCTAAGGGAGTGGCGTTCACCTTTGGGGATGTTTGGTATTACATCGACGGCACAAACTTCATCCAGTACAACGGCACCACAGCGGCGGCGGTTGTCGGCTACGCCCCGATAATCAGCGAGGCCAGAACGCCCGCAGGGGTAGGCACTATCAACGAATCACTCAATCTCATGTCCAACTCATGGCGGGATAGTTTCAACGGCAACAACTCTGATACCGCCTTTACCCTGTCATATGCCGGACTGTCAACCGTGACTGTAACTGCGACGATTGCAGGGGTAACAAAAACGGAAGGAACGCACTTCACAGTCAACCGCACTACCGGCGTGGTTGACTTTGCGGCAGGGACATCCCCTCATGGCGCACCGGCTACCGGCACGAACAATGTCATCATTCAGGCAGAAAAGACAGGACTCAACGACTCCACCTACATTAAGAAGAACAAGTACGCTGTCATATTTGGCGGCGCTAATGACACTAGGGTATTCCTGACAGGCGGTGACGCTTCGACAGTCTACTACTGCGAGGTTGCCAACGCCCTGTACTGGCCTACCCCCAACTGGTTTATGGTGGGTAGTGACGCTGACTTCAACACCGGCTTTTCTGTGATGTACGACCAGCTTGTTCTATTAAAACAGCGTTCTATTTCCCGCATTGAATACGTCGGATCTACCACAATGGACTTTGCTTCCTACCCCCTCAACTCAACTGTGGGCTGTGATATGCCTTATACGATTCAGACGATTGACAACAATATTGTTTTCTGCAACTCCTATGCAGGGGCTTTTGTCATGACGGCGACAGACACCCGGACTGAAAAGAATGTCGCGCCTCTAAGCGGCAACATCAACGGCGGGTACGGCAGGGCAGGGCTTTTAGACGAAACAAACGCCAACCTCCTGCTTGCTACCTCGGTTGACTGGGACGGCAAGTACATCATCTGTGTGGGTAGCAACGCCTATGTTTGGGACTATGCGCTGACACCTTTCAGCTACACCGGCAAGGCAAGCGAGGACGAGGAACGACTGGCGTGGTTCGTGTGGGATAACATCAATGCCAACTGCTGGCTTGTGGATGACGGCACTTGCTACTACGGCGACAGGGATACCGGGCTTGTGCAGGAGTTAACGCCTGCCATATTCTCGGATAACGGCGTTGCCATTAACTCATACTGGAAATGCAAGTTGCTTCACTTCGGCCTGCCGGAGTGGGAGAAGCATATTTCTGACCTGTATATACGGACTCGCGAGGCGGGCAATGTCGCACTGACAGTTACCTTTTACGACAGAAAAGGGGCGGTGCTTTCCACTAAGACAGCGACAAGCAAGTCATTCTCGTGGGACTACTTCTCTTGGGACTTATTCACATGGGAAGCCTACAGCGTCCCTCCGACGCTTCATTTTAAGCCGAAAGTTAAAAAGTCTGTTTACTTCCAATTCATGGTTAGCAATAACGAGGTAGGACAAAACCTATCAATCATGGATTTGGAAGCTTGCTATTCGCTGACCAGAAAAACAAAGGGGTGATAAACATTGACGATTCCTACCTTCGCGTATACCCCGGCAACGGGGTTTTCCAATACGACAACCTTCCCCAACCCCGCAAGCGGGGCGGCGGCGCGGCTTCAGCTCATGGTTCCGCTTGACCAGATAACGACACACCTGAACGCCCTAAAAGCAATATTTGAGGCGGTTACAGATGGGGCAAGCGGCGCGGATCATGTCGCGGCTACTACCATTGCAGGGCTTACAGGGAACACGGTACAGGCACTTTTAGAGAACATTGTCACCGTCTTAAAAGCGGTAACGGACAGCGCAAGCGGCGCTGATTTTGTCGGCGCAACCGCCATTGATGGGCTTACCGGCGCGACGGTGCAGGCGCTTTTAGAGAACATTATGACTGTACTGAAAGCGGTAACAGACGGTTCTTCCGGCGCTGATGTGGTTGGCACTACTGCCATTACAGGGGTAACAGGGGCAACGGTACAGGCACAGCTTGAAAGCCTGAAGGGGCTTATAGATGCAGTTGTTTTGGGCGGCATCCCGGATGACAGTATAACTGATGCCAAACTTTCTACTGCGGCGGGTGCAATACTTGACGTTGTGACAGCCCATACAGCCGCGACAGCGGATATGCAATTTTTAACAACTAGGGGGGTGCGATATATTGGCTAAGACATATACGGATCAGGCTTACTCCGGGACGCTGGCAACCGCTGGCGCAACAGCGGCAACAATAGCCGCTTCAACCACTTTTGTAATGCAGGGGTTTTGTATCAGCAACGCCAACGCCTCCGCAAGAAAAGCGGAGCTGTTGGTAGACGACAAGCGGATTTTGCCCTATCTTATGACGATACCAGCGGGGGACGTCCTGATTAGAACCGGCCTCAATATGCCTGTGACTACCGGCCTAACTATCAAAGTCAAGGGCGAGGTTAACAGCGATATGGATTATTACATCTGGGGGATCAACGAGGTGACTTCATAATGCAGGGGTTGTTGAGTTCCAGCTTTTTAAGTCAGGCGGGTATTTGTGGTGTCGGAGTGCCTATAGTTGTTGCCGCAGGGGACGACCTGTGGGCATCAAACGACACGGATGCGGCTAAAACGGTAGGCACCGACCCAACCAAGGCAAAGGAAATTACAACCGCCAACGTCCGGGGTGTCGTGCGGGTAAAGTTTACAATTGCGGCTAACTCGCCGCCGGGTTCAGATATTAAATACGGGAAGATTTATAAAAACGGCAGCCCTGTTGGGACGGAGCGATCAATAGCGGCAGACGGAGCAGCGACCGAGTTTTCCGAGGATATTGCTATAGACAATGGTTCTGTTCTGCAAGTATATGTGTACGCTGCAGGCATAGGCAATAATATTATTTTGTCCAATTTTAGACTGTATATAGATTCTAAGATGGACTACACAAATACCTTAGAGTAATCAGATCCGAAAGGGGGTTTGAAATTGGCAACAATAGGCTCAACTGTACGAAAAACGGCAACACTCTCGCCGTATGAGGCGGCAGAAGAAGAAGCAAAGAAGAAACAACTGGCAGGCGCATATACAACTGACCCTGTAAGCGGGGGCGCGAAACAGCAACTTGCCTCCGCTATCAGTTCAACGCCCGGATATGGCGGTGGCGGGGCGGGGTGGACAACCTCTCCTGTCAATGGCGGCAGTATATCTACGCCGTACACAGGAACGGCAGCAGGGACATTGGCGGGAGACACAGGGGTCAAGGCAACTACAGACAACAAGACCCCCGGCTGGACAACCGACCCTGTGGGGCTTACTAAATCAGCAGGGCTTCTGACTACCGGCACGGGGGCAGATACGCTGACAGGCGGGTACGATAAAACCCCCGGAGGTACGACCGACCCTGTTTATCCCACCGGGACAACCGGCACCCTGGCAACAGCAGCAACCCCACAGAAAACCTTCGCCCTCGACAGCAGAACGGGGGTAGGGCAATACACCGACACGACCGGCTGGAAGGTGAATCCTGCTACCGGGCGGCTGACGATGATGTTCAACGACGGCACGTTTTCTAATGTTTCCGCAGCAACGCCGGAGGAAGAATCTGCATATCAGGCGCAACGTCAAGGCGGCAGCGCCCTTACAGGGGCAACCGGCGCGGCGGCAACTACCTCACCTGTTACCAACACGGCGGCGGCAGGCACTACAGGAGCAACGGCGGCGGGAACAGGTACTACAGCGGCAACAGCGGCAACAAGCGGCACAGGCACTTACAGCGACGTTGATTATATTTCCGGTATTGCCAACCAGCTTTATTCGGCATATACCCCGCAGATGGAAAGCGACATTCGCGCCAATACCCAACAGTATGGGGATTTAGGCAGACAGCAGAATGAGTACGCCGCCCAACTCGGTATGAACAGAAGCGGGCAGGCTATTCAGAATATCGGCAATCTCGGACAGCAGGAAATCAACGCCAACAGCGACATCAGAACACAGGCACTTCTTGACAGCTACACCCGCGCCCTGCCCTATGCGGAGTTCGGCTTTACAGAATCACAGGCAGGCAAGGAGAACGAATACAAGTACGCGGCGCTTGCACAGGAAGCGGCAAATTCAGCGGCGGCTAACGCTCTGGCTGAAAGGGAATTGACACAGCAGGGCAGTCAGTTTGACCAGTCCCTGGCGCAATCAGGCTCACAGTACAGCCAAACACTGGCACAACAGATAGCGGAGGCCGAACGCACGGCCGCCCTCAACAGGGACAAACTAACGGCTGATACGGCGCAGAATCAGGAGGCTAACGCTATCGCAAGGGAACAGTTAGCGGCTGATATTCAGCAGTCACAGGGCAACTTGGATTACCTGACTGCCAATGCCCGCAATGAGTTGATTATGAACCTGTTCACCAATTACATGGCGATTACCGACAAGGCGACTCTCCCGACAGGCACAGCGGATTATATTAAAGCCCTGATAGCCAAATACAATGTCGACGTTTCGGCGGCATAGAGGGGAGGGAAAACATGAAATCCAGCGACCAATCTACAGGCAAAAGCAACAAGACATCGTCTTCCAGCAGCAACAAGAAGAAAAGCGCAAGCGGTGTCCGTACTACGGCATCGGGACAGGGCAATACATCTTGGGGCGGTTCGAGTTCCTCTGGCGGTTCTTCCGGCTCATCCGGTTTCATCGGCCCTGTTATCCCAGGTGCTACAGGACACAGCGGCGGGCACAGTTCCGATTGGCGAAGGGTTGGCGGCGGCGATAGTGGGAGTAGTGGAAGTAGTGGCTATACCCCTTCCCTCACACCTATTACACCCTACACTGGCATCAAGGATACCGGGCTTGTGTCTGAAATGGATCTCGACCTTATCAATCAGTACCGCAACAGCCTGCTTGATATCAACGCCCTGCCTAATGGCTTTACTCGTGGGGATGGCTCACGGAGTACGGATGTTACGGCAACACGGTTTGAGAATCTAGGCAGCGGCGGGGTTAACCGGTATGACAGTACCTTGTCCAACCCGGAGGGGAATGTGACATTCATTCCCAACGCCGGGACATGGCGCAAAACAGGGGATGGCAGCACAGACCCGGAGATGGGTTCCAGTTATGCCAAGAATGACAGCCCCTACAGCCTGTCCCTGCGCTTCAGGCGAGGGGAGAACCTCAACGTAGACCCTAACTACTACGATGCAGGCAGGGAACAGCAAACCGCATCTGCCATGTGGAATAAGACGCTGACACCGCAACTGCCGGAGAACACTTACGCTTATCAGCGGGCGAAGTCAATGGGGAAACTCGATGAATACTATTCCTCTGACACCATCCAAAACGACTCGATGATACAGGCGGCGGGACTTGACCCCGGCGGGTTAACGCCGGAGGAAAAGGCTGTCATGGTTGAAAAACTGAAGGAAATGGGGTATTGATATGGCGGTTGATATGAACAAGATAAACAGCCTGCTCGCGCAGGTACAACCCAGGGCATCCCTCACCCCATCCGCTTCAGCGGTGTCAACCATGCCGATAGCGCCAGAATATGAGGCGTACAAGGCTAAGAAGTGGAATGACGATGCTGGCAGTGAATATGGGATGCAGTGGACAAAGGGAGTCAAGACACATCAACTATTCGATGCTGAACAGGAATCCAAGGCGAATCAGGCATTGCAGGAATATCAAAACAAGATGTCTGCCTATAACACACAGCTTAATCAATTCAACAACGACCGCACATTTTCAGCTAATCAGGAGAAGGAACAGGCTGATAGACTGGCACAGCAGTATGCCGACCAAGGACTGATAGCGCCCACCTCTACAAGCGACATCACCCCACAGATTCGCAAGTTTGGCGAACTCTACACGCAGGCGGCGACAAGTGGGGATATGCAGGCGGCAGAATCTTATCATAATGCGGCTTTAGATTTAGCGAGGAAGGCCGGGTGGATACAGGAGGGAGTAACCCCCTCATCTGTCAACTCCCTGCCGAATATGACTTCTGCTGGCCTGCCGACCTACAAGCGGCAGAGTGAGGAATCGGCGGCGGCTAATTCTGTTGAGGGGCAGGACTGGTATATGCCGCTGGCAAGGGCACAGGCAGAAGCTACGCTTGCCAACACCCAAAGGAGTGCTAACGCTCCGTATGGCGGGAGTAGTGGCGGCGGCGGGAGTGGCAGTACACCTAAGCCGGTATCTCTATATGACCAAGCTAAAGCGGCGGCATACAATGACCCTCGCCTTTACACCGGCAAGGAAGGCACTCCTGAAGGCACTTGGAGCCTAGAGGATCTTATAAGCGCCTACATGATGACATACGGCGGGCAACAGCAGCCGCAGCAGGCTTCGGGCGGCGGTGATGTAACATCGTCTATGATACAGCAGGCAAGGGCAAACGGTTATTCCGATGTAGAAATAAGGCAGGGATTAATAGAAGATGGGCTTGACCCTGCACAGTATGGCTTATAAAGGGGGTGTTTCCCCGTGGGATTACAAGATTTAGCGAGCAGACCCAAAAGTGGGTTGGCGGCATTAGCGGCATCTCCAAAGATAGATTTAGGCTTCGACCCTGAAGTGGGCGACCCCTCCCTGCAAATGAAAGCCGCAGAATACGAGCCTGAATTCAAGAATCTCAACACCGAATGGATGACCGCGCATCCCACCTTTGCCAAGATATTCACCCCTCTAGGCAGGGCAGGCAATGCGGTGATGGATGTTCCTTTCATCGAGAGGGCAGGGCAAACAGGTGCGGAGGTTATGACTACCGTTGATAACCCCGACAAGACCACCACAGGCAGTAGGCTTGGGGATATGGCGGCAGATTTAACAGGCGGGCTGATGGGGTTTACGGCTAATCCGCAGAGCGCAGGGGCGAAGCTGTGGGGCGGGAGTGAGCAGTTAGCGGAGAAAGGCTTATCCCTGATACCGCAGGTGGCAAAACTGCCTGCGTTCGCACAGACAGGCTTGAAACTCGGTGCGGCTTCCATCCCCTATGAAGCGACAATGGCGGTGGCTAACAACCGTCCTGTGGACGCAGGCGAGATGGCAACGGCGGCGGGTAGTAATGCGCTGTTGGGGATGTTGCCGTATGGGATAGGGAAAGCGAGTAATGCGCTGAAAGGGTTTAAGAATCCTAAGGTGGAGTTGCCTATTATGGAAGCCCCTGCCCCTAAAGTGGAAATGCCTACTATCAAACCAACTATCCTGCCGAAGGGAATCGAGAGCGTCAAGACTACTCATCCCGATGTGCTGGCGCAGATGAAAGCGGATATAGGGGAGGCTGTGCCGATTAAGGGCAAGGGCGACTTCCTGGGCGAAGGCTCAATATCGGCGGCGAAATTTACCATACCTGAAAAGCAGGCGCAGATGGGCGAAGAAAAAGTACGTTCATTCATGGTAACAGGGATGAAATCACCCGTGACGCACCCCGAAACTAAAGCTGGGTTGTTGGTTGATACTTTTGAAGGTGGCCCCGGCGGGTATAAAAAACAGACTCATGCCATGACAGAAGAAGGATCAAAACAATTTCTAGCTGATGAAGGACTGGAAAAGTCTGTTGATTATGTCCTGCACACTACCGATGTAAACGCCTACAGGATGGGATTAGGCAAAGAGGTAATTGTAAAACTGCAAGAACAGGGCAATATGTCAAAGGCTATTGATGTGTACGAAACCCTTGCAGAAAAAGCGACTGGAGCAGGGCAGTACAACGAGGCAGGAAAGTTATTCAACGCACTCACTCCCGAAGGAGTGGGGATGAAGGCGGCAAAAGACGCTAAAAAGGCATACGATAAACTGCCTGCCCCCGCAAAGCAGAGGCACACAAAAGCAAGCGAGGATGTGCAACTGTCTTTTGATGAGATAAACAAAGAGGTTGTCGAAGAAGTAATTAACAAGACCACCAAGACAAGCAAGCCAAGTAAAACATCAAAAGAAAAAACACCCGTGTTAACCGAAGAAGAACTGGCTCCCGATATGTTGGCAGAACGGATTAAACAACACGTTTCAGAGTCCAAAGACAAAGAAGCCGATCCCATAAAAGACATGATAGATACCCTGTTTAAGAAAGCCAAAGAGGTACTACCAAAGCAGGATGCAAAACGGTTGCCTCGTGATGAAATGGCTTTTGTTCAAGAGGCTATTGCTAACAAAGAGAAATATCGTTCTGTTTGGGACGAAGCGAAGAAGTCACTTCAAGCCAAGTATGGCGACAATCCAGGGATTATGGATAGCGTTGATTCGTTTATTGCTCACTATATAAACATCCCATATTCAGAGGCGTCTATTGGCAAAATAACAAGGGCGGGGATAAAAGGCGAAGGCGTCGACCTTGCTCAAATTGTGAGGGAACACTACACCGTACAAACCAAGGCGGGGAATGACTTAGTAAAAAAACTCGTTGATATGGGTGGAATGGCAGAACGGGACGCCCAAGCCCTTGCAATGGAAATAGGCACAAAGTTTGAGCAATTAGCAACCAAAAAGAAACAGCAGATACTCGATCAGAAGTTTGGTAAAAAGCACTTCGGCAAGCGTCCGGCGATTGATGATTACATGATTGAACTTTCCAACTTGGGCGCATTGTCCAAAGGGCAGTATAGGCGACTTGTGGCTGAAAAACTAGGTTTGCCGGTGTTCTCGGAGGATATGGCAAAGCAGTTAATGAAACTGGCGAATGATGCACAGACGCTAAAGGGCAGGGATGCCGAAATAGCAAGAGGCAAGATGAAAGAGATTCTATCCTTGTTGAAGCCTGCGACCTTGGGGCAGAAGGTAGACTCATTCCGGCGAATTGCCATGCTGCTAAATCCTAAAACTCATGTTAGAAATATCGGCGGCAACGTCATTCTTGCCGCTTTTGAAAACATCAAAGACATTCCCGGCTCATTGGCTGATATGGCAATTACAGCAGGGCGCAAGGCACGAGGCGTTAAAGATGCCACCAGAACCACCTTGATGCCCTCTATTGAAGGGGCGATAACACAAGGCAAGGGGTTTGTGGAAGGCGCAGGGCGGGTATATTCCGATGTTAAACATGGGGTGGACACCACTCCAAGCGGGCAGTATGAAATACGAAGCGGAAAGTCGTTTAAAAGCCCAATAGGGAAGGCGTTAGAAGGCACAACAAATACGCTGTTAAAAGCCGGTGACGTACCATTCTACCAAGCGGCATACAGGGACACGCTACGCCAACAGATGAAAATTCACAAGGTAGACACCCCAACAGAAGCAATGGATGCGGCGGCCAGGAGTGTAGCAGAACATCGGACATTCCAAAACGACAGCGATATAGCGAAGGGCGTTAAATACCTACAGGGCGGGCTTAATTATGTCGGCTCTGCGGCTGGCCTTGGAACTAAAGAATGGGGCTTAGGGAATGTGGATATCCCCTTCGTTAAGACACTTGGAAACATTATGGATAAAGCGGTTGACTATAGCCCTGTTGGGTTTTTGTCGGCAGCTAAACACGCATATACCAGTACCCGAAAAGGTGTTTTTGATCAAAAGGCCGTTGTTGACGCAATAGGCCGGTCTGTTGTCGGTTCGGCTACTATCCTGTTAGGATATGACTTATGCAAAGCCGGTGTAATTACAGGCCAACAAGATAAAGACACCGATGTTGCGGCGTTTAATAGGAACGTTGGGAAGATGCCCTACTCGTTTAATATGAGCGCAGCCAAAAGGCTCGTTACAGGCAATGACCCATCCCCTCAAAAAGGCGATGTAATCAGAACATATGATTTTGCACAGCCAATAAGTGTGGCGTTGGCTATGGGGGCAGACATCTACAACGGAATCAAAGACCGCAAAAAAGCCTCTGATATGGTGGTAGAGGCGATTAAAAGCGGTGGCAACACTCTGTTAAAACAGTCCGTTATGCAGGGGATACAAAAGATGATGGGCGGCTATGATGCCATGCAGGGGATTTTAGATACTGTCCTGCAAACGCCTTTACAGTTTGTGCCAACTTTAAGCGGGCAGGTAGCAAAGAGCGTTGACGATAAGACAAGGGAAACATACAGCGACAGCACGACCGGAGAAATTGGCAACAAGATAAAAGCAAAAATACCCTGGTTGAGTAAATCACTCCCTGCCAGGGCAGATACTTTAGGTAAAGACATGCCCTCTGTCCAGGGTGGCAATTCAATTTGGAACACATATTTCAATCCTAGCACGACAAAAGAATTTACTCCTTCGCCTGTTGAGCAGAAAATAATGGATGTGTATAAGGCCACAGGCGACAAGACAGTACTCCCAAGGTCTGTTAAGCAGTATAAATCATTCAAAGTAAGCGGGCAGGAAGATCCTATTAAACTTACTACCGATGAATATGCCCTATTCCAAAAACGCATAGGGGAGATAACCAATGAAAAGTTGGCGGCGGTTAACACCACAGATCCAGCCAAGGCGGTTGGAGAGATAAACAAAATCATGGATGCTGCTGCCCTGACAGTCAAAACAGAAATCCTGCGTAGTAGGGGCTTAACTGTGAGCAAGAACAAAAACGGAAGTATTGTAGCAAACTAAAGCAGCCGCCTCACGGGATGGTGTGTGAGGCTGCCAGAGCGCGACCTCTGACCGGCTGCCAGAATATTATAGCATAATTTTACAGGGGGTGGTGCGTCATTGACGGAAGCAATCGAACAGCGGGTAGCACGAGCAGAGGAAAAGATAACCACTCTATTTACCTGCGCGGAACGAATCAAAAACAGGCAGGAGGCCCACGAAACCAAAGATGGCGAGGTGGTTGACAGGATAATGGACAGACTCGACAATATGCAATCAGCTTACGCTAACAGACTGCCGATATGGGCAGTCTTATTAATTGCCACACTGACGGCGGGCGTTGGGTGGCTGGCAAGATAAAATAAAATCAGGAGGTAACAAAATGAATTACGCTTACAAAGGCAAAGACGGCATCATCCACATCGTAGACAAAAAGGAAACAGCAGAGGAATCATCCACCACCGGCCCCATCATCGAAACCGACATCCCCGGATCAAACGGCATCCCCCTAGCAATCATCAAAGCGGAGGACGCTTTTATCGACTGCGAGTTAGGCACTATCTACCTCGGAGGCAACGGTAACCACGGCAAGGGCCGCAAAGTGGCATTGTCCAGCCTGCCCGCAAACTTGCAGAAATTGGCGGTGGAATTGGGGTTTAAGGGCTGATGGCAACGGCACATTTTGACGACAGCGAATTTACCTGCAAGTGCGGTTGTGGGCTGTTCATCCCCAACACCAAGTTACAAGGCGGCTGTGAGTTTGTGAGGGCGCGGATCATGCGCCCTTTGCACATTCTATCAGGCTGTAGATGCCCTGCTCACAATGCGGAATGTGGCGGTGTGGAGGACAGCCAACACCTGTATGGTACTGCGGTTGATGTGTATGCCGATGGGATTAGCGTTGATACGATTGCAAGGGCAATGGAGCAGGCAGGGTTTGACGGTATCGGCATATACCGCGAGCAGGGATTTACCCACGGTGATTTTCGCCCAAATGGCCCTGCTAGGTGGGAGGGATAGAATGACACAGCCAACAGGTAGGCCAAGAAAACTTAATAAATATCAGTTTGATGGTGATATTGTCATAGGATTAACAACAAATACTGGTAAAGAGTTTCTTGTTGATTTGTGCGACCTTGAAAAAATTAAAGATTTTACGTGGTATGAAAATCACGAAGGGTACATTGAAACAGGCTTACAAAAAGGGGCGAAACGGGAGAGGGTATTTCTCCACAGGCTCCTTATGGGAGTTCATGGGCAAGATTGGAAGAAGATGCAAATCGATCACATAAATAACGACAGAAAAGATAATAGAAAATCCAATCTGCGTATTTGTGATTGTGGGGATAACCAGTTAAATAAAACAAAACCCCGTAAAGACAACACTAGCGGGCATACTGGCGTATACCGTGAAAAAAGATGGGGCGGGGCATGGATGGCCCGAATTAGTTATAGGGGGAAACATATAAGTTTGGGCTATTTTAAAAACAAAGACGATGCTATTAAGGCAAGGGCTGAAGCAGAATTGTTTTATTATAAGGATTTCTGCAATCTAAATCCTGCCATTGGGTGGGAGGGGTGAGATGCCCCTCCTGCGGAACGGCACTCCTGCCTGTGTGGGTTGTACAGATAGGCTATGGGCGGGTGTGGTGGTGCGAGAAGTGTGAGAAGGAGTATAAGGGGTGATGTCATGTACCCTCCAAGCCATCAGATTTCATCAAACTGGAACTAATAAAAAATTATCAGGAGGTAAGAAAAATGGAAGAATCTAAACAGTGGTATGAGAGTAAAGGCGTATTGTCCAGCCTGGTTATTATCGCGGCATCCGTAGCGGGCATGGCGGGATATGTGATTGACGAAAAGGCGCAGGCAGAGATTGTCGAATTTGTTTTTATGGCTGTCACGGCTATCGGTGGAGCCATATCCCTCTATGGCAGAATTAAGGCTACCAAGGTGATTCGGACAGCAAAAGGGGAGTAACCGCATGAAAAAGTTACTCCTTGCATTACTACTCATACTGTCCCTGACATCCTCTGCATCTGCGGAGGATTACTCCCTAAAGCCCTTGGGCGCGCATCCATCCCCCATAACCGCCACAGTCCAGCAGGACACAGTTGTAGATGAGGACTTCCCGGCTGAATTTACCCTACCGTTGTTGCCGTTCGTATTGGATCAGGACGGTTACGGTATGTGCGTATCGTACTCCCTGCGGGCTGTGCTTGATATGCAGGCTGTGGCTGATGGCGACTTTCACAGTCACAGCGCGGCTTTTATTTATGGCAACCGCAAGGTAACCGACTATCAGGGTGAAGGGATGTATCCGTATCAAGCATTGGCCAACTTGCAGACGGACGGGGCTTGTTTAGACAGCGAGTTTCCCGCCCGGAATGAGTACCCTGTACTTAGAAAAATGATAACCGACAAGATGAGGGTATCCGCTGCACAGCACAGGATTGACAGCAGCAGGCACCTTTATACGCCTGACGAGGTTAAGTCCTGCCTGATACACACCGGGGCTGTGTCGATTATGATACCTGTCTATGACGAGTTTTATGATGTGCGTGACAGTGGTATCCTGCCGATGCCGGACACGACTGTTACACCTAATGGCTATCACGAAATGACTATCTGCGGCTGGCGTAACATTGGCGGGGTGGAGTATTGGCGGGTGTTGAACTCTTGGGGCGGTGGTTGGGCTTATAGTGGGTACTGTTTTATGCCGCTTGACTACCCTGTAATTGAGATGTGGGAGGTTGCTGTTAAGGCGCCCGAGCCTCTGCCGGAGCCGGAACCCCTTCCTGCTGTGCCAAGTGTCACCATTAGCGAGATTGATTTTACGCTGACTGTTGATGCTGTGAACGTGGAGTGTCCTGTGTACCAATGGTGGCTGCGGGATCTCAGCGGCAGTTGGTACTGTGTGCGGGACTATGGGCCTGATGCTACTATAACGCTGTCGGAGCTGCCGGCCGGAGATTATGAGGTGGTTGTCTACGTCAAGGAGCAGGCGGCGGGGTGGGAAACTGCGAAGTATCAGGTGTTGGAGAACAGGCTGTATCTGCATTGATGTGGGAGTGGATAGAGTTGCAACTAATGTGCGGAAGGGGCGAGGCTGTGAGCATAGCAGACTATAACAAACTTTTAGATGACATCCAGCGGCTTATCAACTACGGCAGGACAAAGGATGACCCGCGAGATTTGTTTCAGGTTTTGAGCAACATAGCTGTTACGGCAGGACAAGTTAGATATTAGATATGAGAGCCGCCCTTTGATTGGGGCGGCTTTTTTTATTTGTAGAAATTTCAAAGTACCTCTTGACTATTAATATATTAACATGTTAATATACATTTGGGTGGTGTAGGCAACGGTTCCTTCAATTGCGGATTGATACAGACACCGTTGCCGCCTGTTCCCCCGCTTATATTGGCAAAAATCTTCGGTGGTGCAGCATAGAGTTACTTCGCCTGTTAAGCGAGAGGTTGCAGGTTCAAGCCCTGCCAGGGCGCAAGCCCTGTAGCTCAATTGGTAGAGCGCTTACGTTACTCTCTGCGTTTATTCCCCGAAGATTTTATTTTATTTAAGGAGGTATTTATGAAAACCAACAAAAAACCCATTGATTACCGAGTTGACAAAACAGAAAGAGTTGCCGGAGGTTATGGTTCTTTCGCTGCTAAACAGGGTGCAGAAGAACTCTTGCGGCGCGCTGTCATGGCCTGTCTTTTGTGGGAGGATAATTTTTATGAAGATGGGGTTTCTAGTGCTATTAATATCAAAAACCTTATCCCGCAAGTATCTCCGGGCAAAGTATTTTCTATTGCGGTTGAGGCAAGAGAAAAGCAAAAACTGCGGCATATTCCTTTGTTCATAGCCCGCGAAATGGCCCGGATTGATACACATAAAGGAATCGTTAGCGAACTTTTGCCGCGAATCATCAAAAGAGCCGATGAATTGACAGAGTTTATTTCGCTGTACTGGCGGGATGGCAGGCAGTCGCTATCCAAACAGGTAAAACTCGGATTGGCAAAAGCGTTTCATAATTTCAACGAATACCAATTCGCCAAATATAACAGGGACGAACAAATAAAACTTCGTGATGTGCTGTTTATGGTACACCCGCACCCTGGCCAGAAAGAGGATCTATTTAAAAAGATTGCCGAAAACGAATTAACAGTTCCCGATACCTGGGAAGTTGCATTGTCAGCAGGAAACGACAAAAGGGAATCATGGACACGCTTAATCGACGAAGGGAAGCTGGGGGCGCTGGCCTTTATGCGGAATCTGCGGAACATGGAGCAAGCACAGGTTAGCCGCTCTGTGATGCAAAAAGGATTTGATACTATTAACCCGCGCTGGCTTTTGCCTTTAAACTACTTTGCCGCCGCAAAACACGCTCCGAGTTGGGAAAGGGAAATTGAAAGTGTAATGCTGCGGGGTTTGTCCCAAGTACCGAAACTTCCCGGCTATACTATATTTGTGGTAGATGTTTCCGGGTCAATGAAACAGCCGGTTAGCGATAGAAGCGAGTTCAACAGATTAGATGCCGCCGCGACGATGGCTTTGATTGCTTCTGAAACCTGCGAACATATTTCCTTGTATGCAACTGCTGGGGACGATGGTAGAAGGATCCACCAAACAGAAAAACTAAAACCGCGCCGGGGGTTTGCGCTTTGCGAGGAAGTTAAAAACGCTAGGGGCCGGCTGGGTGGAGGCGGGATATTTACCCGCCAGTGCCTTGAATATATAAAGGAACATGAAACCGAAAAGCCGGATAGAATTATAATTTTCTCCGATAGTCAGGATTGCGATCTTCCGGGCCGTCAAATTCCGAAACCGTTTGGGGACAAAAACTATATCGTTGATGTTTCTTCTCATGCCAGGGGCATTAATTACAAAGGAGTCTGGACGGCAGAAATAAGCGGATGGAGTGAGCACTTCCTGAATTATATCTTTGCTTACGAGGGGTTGAGCGTTGAAGATGGGCAGCAATAAAAAACTCGTAGGAATATACCTCACACTTGAAACCTTGAAGCGGTTAAGGATGTATGCCGCGAAGAAGTTTGTTTCACTGTCGGAAGTTGTCGAAAATGCGGTTAAGGAGTTTTTGGATCGTAATAACGACAAACACTAACAGCCGAACTCATACGCAGGATTATAGATGAAGCGAGGAAGGGGGAGAAGTAGATGGTAGAAGATTTACAATTGAGGCATTTTCTATGGGATGAAGGAACAAAAAACGGGAGAAAACTACAATCTGACGAGGATAGGCTTGAGATAGAAAACCTCAAAGCTAAATTGAAACTGGCTGATGCAGTTGTGGAACTAGCACGAAAAGGCATGGGGATTATGCCGGTTGCATGGATGCGTGAATTTCATAAAGTCATAAAGGCATATGACAACGAAATTAACCCTTCCCCCACAGCCTAGCCCAAAAGCTAGGTTTTTTCTTCTCCATCCCTTCCAGCCTTGCATCTATAGCCTCCAACAGCCTGACTTCCATCCCCATTATGAGGTTTTCCAGCACTTCCATCCCCATCTGGGGAGGTGCAACCCCTTGTAACTCTACCGTTGTAATTCCGTTGGAAGTGGAAGGGGATACCAAAAACGCTTCTAGGGATTCCACAGGTATCATCCACCTATGCCCACCAGGTATCTCATCCATGACGGCTGTTAGCTTGCCATCCTTTATGTATTTGCGGATGGTTTTGGTTGAGCGGTTGAGGTATTTGGCGGCTTCGATGATGGTTAGGTGGTTCATGTTATCAGCCTTTCTGTCTATTAACAAAATTTAATATTCCCCCGTGGCACTACTACTGTCCCATGCCTAGTCAATACTAACACGTTTTTAGGGCCTTTCCCATAACCACGGCATATCATCTTCCCTTTTTCTTCACGCCACTTAATGTCAGGCATATTGTTTTTTTCTGCATAGTGAATTTGAACATCTTTCATTTTTAGCACCCTTTCTGTTGATAACTTCGTTTCTTACAAGCAATCCGGCAACGCGAGGGAAGTAAAGACAGAGATCCCCTTGCAAAAAGGGATACTCAAAAACAAACAATCCGTATAACGCTTCGGTCGTTCGCTTCGAGGCACATATTACTGCGCTCATGCCGTTTTGGTGCGCTGCTCGGTCAGCCTGTAACAGCTCAACATGAATCCTCTATTGCACATGGCTCATCCCTGCGGTGTCCAGAGGGCGTGTCATCACCTGTTTGCATCCTGGCGGTTCTTCGATACAAGGGATAAGAGCAGACGGATTCCGCTCTATCCTGGAGGCGCGACTGTTACATTACCGGACGTCATCACGAACGCTACCCGGAAGTGCTTTTTGAGGACTTTTGCACCAACACCTAGCAACCCTCAAAAATAAATGAAGGTGACTTGTGAGAATTTCCACAGTCACCGTCTTGACACAGTTAATGTTTACTGTTAAAATAACAATAAACAGTTCTTTGGGCGGTGTCTGTTGCACTTCCCACCTGAATCTCCCGGTTCGCCGCCGTGGAGATTCTTTGATTTATGAAGTTATATTTCTATAATTATACCATATATCGTACTCAAAAAGCAATAGCAAGAAAAAAACAAGCCCCTCATTTAGAGGGGCTTTCTCTTATTGCGTCTGAAATTATCTCCATCATCCTATCTTTAGCCAAACTGGATAGCACCATCAACACACCCAAGTCTGCCAGCCAGATAAATTCTTTCCCTTTAGGAAGCGACTTCGTGACTGCTACCATTAATTCTAGGCTAACTGCAATCCCCTCCCCTTCTGTACTGCCTTTGCCGTATGTCATTGGATCAACGAACATATATTCTTTTAATATTATACTCCTATGGGGAAGGAATTAAAAGGGTACTCTGCCGACACTTGCCGACAAATTACGACATTATTTATACATTCCGTTAATCAGGTTTTGCAGCTCATTAAACTTGTCCTTAAATTCAGCCATCTTCCTATATATAGCTTCCTGTTTATTCTCTGGCACTTCATCAGGCAAGGTGTGCTTATAGCGTACCAGCAATTCATTTAAAGGCACACCGTAGCATTGTGAGAGTTTGCGAAGCGTATCAGTACCGGGGCGTTTGATCCCACGTTCAATCTGGGACAGATAGGAGTTATTCACAACAACCTTTGCCTCGACATCCTCTAAAGTCATATCTCTGTCATTCCGCAGGCTTTTCATATATGCACCTTGCCGTTGTAGTTCTTCAGGCTTCATCTTCACAATAAGCACCTCCTTTTATATAAATAGTCTGTAAACTTCATTATACAGCATGATACAGGAAATGTATTAAAAAAATATTAAATTTATATTATTTTTTTCTTGCCATAGCACGAAAAGTATGATATTATTTGTTCAAGAGTTAGAAAACAGCTTACATTTAGGAGGAAAACTTTGAAACCAGTATACGCTACAAAAAGGAACAAACTGGCAACCGCAGTAATGCGGAAATTGATGTCGCAAACAGACTTTGCAAAGGCTACAGGCATTAGCATACCTTATTTTAATGCGATCATCAACGGCAAGTGTACGACAACTGAAAAGACAGCTCATAAAATAGCAGATTACCTTAATAGGGATGTTGGCTATTTTTTTGTTGTCGAAATGCACCAAAGAAAGAGAAAACAGGAACAAGAGAACGAAAGGGAGGAGTTGCAATGAAAGAGATTCCATTGACACAGGGTAAAGTTGCACTTGTGGATGATGATGACTTTGAATGGCTGAGCCAATGGAAGTGGTGTGCCATTAAACACTGGAATACTTTTTACGCCATGAGGATGTCAAAAACCGTAAACGGTAAAAGGGAAAACATCCAAATGCATCATGCGATTATCGGCAAAAAAGAAGGGCTTGTGACAGACCACATCAACGGCAATGGGGTAGATAACAGGCGCGAAAATCTCCGGCACGTAACCCACAGACAGAACGGGCAGAACCGACACCACGAAAAAACTTCAAAATACCTTGGCGTTCATTGGCATAAACCCCTTAATAAATGGCTGGCACAAATCCAGATTAACGGGCAAAAAAAGCATTTAGGTGTGTTTAAAGACGAACAGGCGGCATACCATGCTTACTACAACGCAGTTACCGCACTTGGTGAAACAATATTAGTTAATAGGGAGGGAACACAATGCCAATAGGGATAGCAGCGTTCGTCATATTTTGCGGCTGGATGACATTAGCGATGTGGGCAGGCGAGCCGATAGCGAGGTGGTTATTTTGATCAAGATCACGATTGAGGGATGGAAAGAAGAAGCGGTGGTGACTGAAGGCATTACAAACTTTAACCTACAGGCTGACACGGGCGACAAAATCACTTCGGCGTCTAAATGCACCAGACAGTTTATGGCTTTTGTTGCGGTGCAGGCTTTGGTCGAGTTTATCAATGCTGGCAACAAGGAGGGATAACACATGAAAGCAACAGTAACACACATCAACAGCCGCGTATCATCCGACGAAATCCGTCACATCTACAAGCAGCCCACCCACCGCGACACAGCAGCAGGCTTCCTCGACTGGTTCAGCCGCATAGACAGGCGCATCAAATTGGCGGTGCTGACGGCAGCGTGGCTGTGGATGGTATATGGACTGTGTGCAGCGCTATAAAGCCCAAGCATACCGGACAGACATATGGCAAGCGGCACAGGTGCATTGTGTGCGGGCGGCTGCATACCTGGGCCAAAAGCAAGCCTTGTTATTTTTGCAGGAAGGAGGGGAAGGGCGAAGGATGATAAAAGGCGCGATTCGTTTTGAAAATATCCGTCCACATAAGAGGATATGCGCCCAATGCGGCAAGGAGGTTCGTGGTCGTAGCGGGTTTCTTATTTACACAATTGGCCGCGGTAAATACTTGTGCCACGCCTGCGGGGATGCCATTGAGAAAAAATAAACCGCCCCACAAGGCGGCATCAAGGAAAATGTTACTGAAATTATAACAAGCCATCGGAGGTTATGTCAATGAGTAAGGCGACAGAAGCAACGCAAGCGATAAAGGCGGCATGGGCAGCAGTAAGCCAACTAACAGTCCCGGTTGCCATCAGCCAAAGCGAGGTTCACGTGCTAGGCTATCGCGCCTTGGAGCAGATTCCGGGCGAGACAGTCCACCGGCAGATTGGGCAGGGACGGATGGCGGTGCATGAGATGTCGAGGACGCTGGATGGCGTGCGGTTTTACTGCCTGCTGACACAGAGGGATTATGAGGGACTAGAGGGAGGGGAAGGGTAAATGATACATGGATTGTGTAGCGATTGTGCTAGATACCATCCGACGGAATCACAGTTAATGGGCGAAAATGAAGAAATCTGCAAAAAGTGCAGTTGGCTTACAAGCGGCGACGCTGATAACTGGAAGCCAAAAATGGAGGAGGAGAAAGCGATGTTCAAGGTGGGCGATAGGGTGCGGAATAAGCGGAATGGTGATACAGGTACGGTAAGGGCCTTTAAGAGCGGTGAGTATGGCATTGAGTATGACACTCCCAATTATACGCATGAATTACAAAGTGCAAAACCGCCTGTTAGTTGTAAAGAGAATTGCGGTAGGTGGGAAAAACCTGAATATATCGAACTCATCCCCACCCTCATAAACACCACCGCCCGCGACTCGGTAGCCTCTGCCCTGCGCGAGTGCGCCGACAAATACGCGGGGATGTTTGCGGTGGCTGTTGCGGCGATTGAGAAGGCTGATAGGCCAGAGGTGGTTATGGAGGCAAAGAAAGGGTTGCTGTTGGGGATAGTTGGAGGCTTGCCGCTTTCTACGGATACTTGTTATTTTTGCCAAGTATATGGGTTTGGGATTGGATGTGTCAAGTGTGAATATGCCAAACATCATGGGGGCGATTGCACAGATGGAGAAAGCGACTTCAGAAATATAGACGATGCAAGGAAAGCACTATCTAAAACACTCGGCTCCTACTATTCCGGCGAATCCTACGACCCCGAACGCGAGGCGCGTCATGCTGAATTTCTGCGGCTGAAGGCAGAATTTGAGGGCTAGCATCCTAGCCGCCATCATCCTCATAGCCTGCTGGACTCCGCTATCCGACTTGCCAAAGGTGGTAATTACCCCAGTTGAAGTATCGCGCGGCGGGGAGAGGCCGGCGGTGATGTTCGAGGCTACCGGATACTGTAACTGCGCGGTTTGCTGCGATTCTGAAACAGGGATAACGGCCAGCGGCAAAGTGGCCAGCAGTGAAACTGTATCGGCTGACTGGGATGTATTGCCTGAAGGAACCTGGGTAATCATTGAGGGGATAGGGCGCAGGGTGGTACAAGATCGAGGGGCTGCCATTAGGGGGAATCGGCTGGATGTGTGGTTTGAGGATCATGCGGCGGCGTTGGATTTTGGGAGAAGGCAAGTAATGGTGAAAATTGAGGAGGGGTAAAGATGAAATTTACACCGGGGCCGTGGAAGGCAATCGCGACAGCATTCGACCTTGAGACAGCGCAAAACGCGATTGTCGGATCTTTTGATGTAATACTTCCGGCGCAGTCAATGTCAGTGCCGGAAATGGTTGAAAACGCTAACCTGATAGCCGCCGCCCCTGATATGTACGAGGCGTTGAAAGCGTTAACGGATCTTATGATTGATATTTCCAGAAGCGGAGCAATTAATTTATCAGAGGTGGGATATGCCGTAATAGATACGGCATCTAAAACGCTTCGCAAGGCAGAAGGTTGCTAGGCCCTAAATACGGTGATCCCCGCCTCATGGATAACCTACCCCTGCCAGCGGGGATGGTGGTGGAACACGCCATGCTACCTGGCATACCGCTAACGATAATCAGCGGGCCGCATGAGGGGGTTACTGGGGACACATATAGGGTGCTGCTGCCATCAGGGAAAGTGGAGAGGGTGAAAAGGGGGAATCTGATTATATGACAAACATCACCTGCAACGCCAACACCTGCATACATCACACAGCAGGGCATTGTACGGCGAAGGCGATAACGCTGATTTACCGGGAGTTTAACATTGAGGATGACAGGACTACCGATGTGATTGACTGTATCAGTTGGGAATATGACAAGGGGTGGAGGGAGAAAAATGCTGCTAACAAATAGTTCAATCGGCTTGTTTAAAAACTGCCGGAAAGCATGGCATTACCGCAACAATGAACTGCTAGTACCGCGCCTTCAGAACACAGCTAGAGGCATAGGTTCAGCCGTCCACAAGGGACTTGAAACAGGCAGCGTTGAGGATGCCCTTGCCTTATTCGCTGAAGCGTTCCCAAACAGTCAGGATGAAGCTGACAGCTTGGAAACCAACAAGGCGATAGTACAGGCCATATTAGAGGGATACTTTGGATTATATGGCAGATGCTTTCCTGAAGCGGAGGAATACAGGGCAGAACAGATATTTGAAGTTGACATAATAAACCCGCATACAGGGGCAAAAAGTAAATCATTTACACTATCTGGCAAAGTGGATGGATTAGCTTTAATTGACGGCAGATGGTGGCTTGTGGAATACAAAACAGCGGGGCAGATAGGGAAAAGCTACATAGATAAGCTATCCCTTGACACACAGGTTACAACCTATATACATGGCATACAAACAGCATTAGAAATAAACATAGCAGGCGTAATATATCGGATACTGCGGAAGCCAACCATTAAGCAGACAAAAAAGGAAACCATCTACCAGTATCTTGACAGGCTGACAGCAGACTACAAGGAAAGGCCAGAGTTTTACTTCTACTCTGAAAAACTATACCGCTCACAGGATGATTTAGCAGAGTTCAAAAGCGAACTGTGGGATTTAACACAGGATATGTTGAAGTGTAAACGTGAAAACCTCTGGTATAAGAATACAAGTCGCTGCATGGATTGGGGAAATTGCCCCTATATGCCTCTTTGTTGTCAAAAACCTGATGCAATAGATATGTATATGAGGCAAGAGCAAAACATTGAATTAAGGGAGGATAACAATGGCTGTGCTGCCAATTAAAGAAACCACACCAAAGGAAAACCTTGAAGATTTTATCATCTACCTACATGGGATGCCAGGGATAGGTAAATCAACATTCTGCTCACAATTTCCAAACCCAATATTCGCTGCAACAGAACCAGGATTAAATTCATTAACCACATGGAATACACCCATTCCTGATTGGAATACCTTTCTGCTTTTCGCTAAAGAAATAAGCGAAGGGAAGCATGAGTTTAAAACGATTATCATTGACACCGTGGATAACCTTTATAAATACTGCCTTGATTTTATCTGCCAGAAAAACAAAATAAACTGGCCTGCTGAAAAAGACTATGGACAGGGCTGGGCGATGGTGCGGGATGAGTTTATGAGGGTTATAACCAAACTAGCTTTACTGCCTTATGGATTGGTTGCTGTATCCCATACCAAGTTTGAAGAAATCAAAACAAGGACAGGATCATACAACAAAGCCGTTCCTACCCTTTCCAAGCAAGGCAATGAAATAATAATGAACCTTGCTGACATTACCCTTTATATGGACACAACCACCGAAGAAGGAGTGGAAAGCAGGGTAATAAAAACCAAGCCTTCCGCTTATTGGACAGCAAAGGACAAAACAAAGCGTAACATCCCTGAAATAATTGAATTACCCATAGCCAAAGAGAGTGAAATGTTTACCATCTTTAGCAATGCCTTTTACGGCATAGAAAATAATAAGGGGGATAAATAATAATGAGTGAATTCACAGAGGCTTTAGCACAATTTGACGATGTATGGCAAGAGATTCCAGAGGACACAGGAGAAAACAAATACGCTGACCTGCCGGATGGAACATATCAGGCTTATATCAACGAAGTTGAAATTGGAGAAAGTAAAAAAGGAAACCGCCTGCAAATGAAATGGGACTTAATCGCAGTAGCACCGGAAGAATTTAAGGGCAGGCATATCTTCAGATATTCTGGTCTTGAAAGCAAAGAGAACCTTGAATTTCTGAAGCGTGATCTCGGACGCTGCGGATTGAATCTGGAAAAAGTCAGCGAACTGCCGAATGTGTTGCCGGAACTGCTTGATAAGGTGGTTGAGGTACAGCTTAAAACAAAAACCAAAGGGACGGAAAGCTATCAGAATAGCTATATAAACAAACTGCTTGGGATGAAGAACGAGGGCGGCGTTGAGTTGAGCGAAGGGGATTTACCCTGGTGAGCCGCCGGGACGATTTGCTCACAACCGCGCTGGCTAGGATAGTGGAGTTGGAGGCATTGTGCAACAGATACCCAACTGCTTACGCATATGAAAGGGCCTGTGATGCGCTCAATAAACACCGTGAACGAGCAGACAAGTTGGAGGCAGAGAATAAACTTTGCCGCGACAGGCTAAACGCAATCAACGACCTTACGGTGGGATGGCAGGAAATAGAAGTGGGGCGGCTAGCGGCATGGTCTGTTATCGACAAAATTTACAGGTTGAGCCTGCTACCAGTAGAGAGGGAGGCATCTAATGGCTAAATACATCTGCCTTGCTTGCGGCTATGAGGATGGGGAGTGGGCTTGCAGGGAGTGCGGAGGGCAGTTGATTAGGGGGTAGGGTGAAAGGGGTAGTTGATATGGATTATTCAGAAAAAGACATTGAAGATTATCTTGCAGATGAAGATGTGTTGTCAGAAGAATTTGGCTTGACGTATTTACAGCGACAATTTCAAACAAGCTATGGCATAATTGATATTTTGGCCTATCAAGAAGAAACTAACACATTGGTTGTAATTGAGATTAAAAAGGGGGTTATAGACGAAAACGCAGTTGGGCAAATAATGAGATACATTGGGTGTATGAATGATCTAATCATCCACTGCAAAGAAAGCGATAATCCCAACGATTGTTTTAAAAACATTGACAATGTTACTGGTTTGTTAATAGGAAGTAAATTAAGTGACAATGCCATAAGTATTATTAGACATTTTGATTTTTTAGATTTTTATTCACACAATATTAATATGGTTATTGAATTAAGTTCTGAATCTTATACCAGGACGGCAGAATCGCTATTGTCTGACTTTAAAAGGCTAACAGAAACCATACAAGACAGAGTTAAGTATGCGATGGACACTTTTAAAAAACTTGCTGAATACGAGAGGGATAAAGCGAATGAGGCTACACAACCGGCAGATCAAGGCGACATTCTGGATAGATCCTGACCTACTACAATGGCAAAGAGATAAACGATGGCTATATGAGGGGTTAACGCAACTAGCGGACGATAGTGGCTGTTTGGAAGATAGCCCCTTTGCTTTCAAACTCCACTTATTTCCCTCCCCTTTAGACAAGGATATAACTGTTGATAAAATAGCCAAGTGGCGGGATGAAATACTTAAACAAAAGAAACTAATTCGTTATATGTCGGCAGGCAAGCCATACCTTTATATGGTGAACTTTCATAAACACCAGACGCTTGACAAGCCGACACCGCCTAGTAAAGCCAGTATTCCCTTGCCTTTGTGGGTTGAATGGGTGGAGGTTGTGGACGAAGGACGGTTCAATAGACGTAAATCGAAGTACATTGTCCGGGAAATGTCCAGGACAAGTCCCGCCCCTGCCCCCCTAGAACTAGAACCGGAACTAGAACCGGAACTAGAACCGGAACTAGAACCGGAACCTATTAAAACACTTGCGCAAAACGCCTTTGATATATTCTGGTCTGTATACCCTAAACGCAAAAGCAAGGGTGACGCTGAAAAGGCATGGGCGAAAATCAGCATGACAGATACCCTGCTGACAACCATCCTTGACAGCATAGCGAAAGGCAAACAGTCACACGATTGGACAAAGGAAGGCGGCAAGTACATCCCCTATCCGGCAACTTGGTTGAATAGGAAAGGGTGGGAGGATGAATATGAGCAGGTTGAAAATGTGCCGGACGCATGGCATGAGATTAGAAAATTTGGGAGGGAAGAAGAATGAAAATTACAATCGAGGGATGGGAAGACAAAGCGGTGGTAATCGAGGGCATTAAAGAATTTATGTTATTGGCAATCGAAAAAAGTGGGCAACATACCGAGGCGATTAATGCAGGGGCTATGCCATGTGCATATTTTGCAAGACGGTTAACCCTTCGTTCTGATAGCGAAATAATTAATATATATAAAAAGAACCAGATACCCATAGAAATGAAAATAGAGGCATCCCATGACTAAATCCGACTTATCTAAACTATTCGCCTTCGTAACCGCCCTCTACCCAAACATCACCGTCAAGGCAGGCACACTAGAGGCATGGTTTGAGATGATTGGCGATCTGCCTGCTGACTTGGCGAAGGCGGCGTTTATGAAGGCACTGGCACAGCAGGAGATCCCCTGCCTGCCTGCGGTGGGTAAAATCCGCGAAGCCGCATTGTCCCTGTCCGGCAACAAAGCCCCCACGGCACTAGAGGCATGGGGGCAGGTACGCGAAGCCATCAGGCGCGATAAGCCTGCCTCTACCCTGCACCCTGCCATCCAGAAGGCAATTCTAGCGTTCGGCGGGCTGGATGGGATTGGCTACAGCGAGAATATCACCTACATAGAGGGCAGGTTCCTGAAGGAGTACAATCCGTTGATGGTGGAGGAAAACAATCAGGCGGTGCTGCCTGAAGCGGTGCGGGCGTTTATCGGGAGTGCTGAAGTTAAGAGAATAGGGGCGTGAGAATGTGCCATCTTTTGATGTTGAATTTGAGGTTTTCTGCGGTAAATGCGGTGCAGGGCTTTGTAATAATAGCGAAACCGCTTCAAGTGGCAGATATGGATTAAAAGTTACCGTTGATCCATGCGAAGGGTGCTTGGATAATGCTAGGCAGGATGGGAAAGACGAAGCTGAAAAAGAAATGGAGGAGCAGGAGAATGGCTAACAACTACCCGCCCTGCCCCAACTGTGACATTGGCGTAATCATGGTGCTGCAAGACAAAGAGGAGCGATACGGCAGATGCCTATGTGCGAAGGGTGAGGGTGAGTATAAGGGGCTGCCTGCGGTGTCTGGTGTGCAGTATCCATTTAAAAGTGATGGGAAGATGATGGCGAGCGGGGAGGTGGTGGATGGTGACTTTGACTTCTAGTAAGCAAACACCCTGGACACCCCAACAAATAGCACACATAACCGCCAACTACGGCAAAATCCCCGACCGCCAACTAGCGGCAGAGTCGGGGCATGGCTACAGGGCATTCAGGAGCAAGGTAAACAAGTTGAAGCTGAAGCGGTACAAGCCCAAGAATACAGTCCCACCGGCGGCAAGGGCAGGGTTTGAGATGCTTGTCGCGGCTATTCGGGCAGGGAGGCTAGAGTTTTGAAAACACCCAAGCCCCTCCCCGACATCGACACCCTAAAAGCCGCCTACTACCGCACAGGCAGCGTCAAGAAGGCTGCTAGATCCCTGCACATAGCACAATGGCGGGTATCATCGGCACTCTTTGACGCAGGTATCACCTCAATGCGGGGATATTACCCCGAACGCAAGCCGCGAAAGGGCGATGCGCTGACAGAAAGCGCCTGCCCGACTTGTAAAAACGCAACCGCCATAAAATGCCCCTTCATGCGGGCGGTTCGTGACAGGGCGGGGGATGTGCTGGATAGGATGGGTGCTACATATAAAACTAAGCCTTACAAATATAGCGGTGGCGGCGGGATAGTCTACGAGGTAACGCTTTACACAGTGCTATCCTGCCCGCGACATAGTGCAGGCGAGTTGGACTTGTGGAACAGGATTAGTCCGGCAGGCGGTGGAGAGTCGGCAGAGTTGAGGTATCCGCATGGAGTAGGGAGGATGTAAATGCCACCAGAAGTACAGAATTACCCTTTTAACGATAGCAAAGTTGGCGGGTGTATCATTTTAAGGTAAGCAGGTTATCCACAGCTTAAAACGGCAAATAGGAGGGTGATATTTTGGATAAGAGTTGTTTGTATTGCAATAAAAGTCCATATGGGGATACAAGAAACATTGGGACACAACGCTTTAATAATAAAGCAGTATCAAATATAAAACTGAATCCATGCGACACAAGCCTTTTAACTGCTCTCACATGGAATGTCCCAAACGATGGAGCCAATAGTTACACCGTCACTACTAGAATTAATTACTGTCCTATGTGCGGGCGCAAGCTGGTGGAGGCATCATGAAATGCACCAACTGTAAAGCGGCGGGAGAAGTCATATGTGAACGGGAGGCATTGTCATGACTAAGCCCGCACAGAAAACCATCATCCAGCGCCTCGATGATGAGGCCATGAAAACGCCAATTGCTGATAGTAGGATAGGGCTGTGCAGGTGGTGGGAGAAGCGGGATGAGGATGAGAGTGTTTATGGGCGGCTGAACAGGGAGGCGGCGGGGAAGTGATTGTAATAAAGTCATTTTGCGACAATCGGGGCGGGGGAAATGGCTATTTAGCCTATGTTGGCGAGTATGGCGACACAAGGGAGCAGGCAAAGGCGAATATGGATGCTATCATTGACAGTTGGGAGGCGCGGGGCGCGAAGGCAGAGAGGGAGAGGATTATCAAGATGTTATTTGAGAGGGCAATACGGCATAAACCTCCTCAATGTGTCCCTGACGGCAAGAAGAAATGCCCTTATCCTAACGCTTGGGAATATTCAGGGTGTATGGCGCATTGGCGGGATTGGATGGGGGTAGATGAATGAGCAAGCGTATCCAATTTACCGCATACGGCATACCGCAGCCTAAAGGCTCGACAAAATCATTCGTTGTTAAGGGCAGGGCAATTACCACAAGCGCGAACGCGAAAGTCAAGCCGTGGCAGGAGATTGTAGCCTACGCAGCGCAACAGCACCGCCCGCCTGAAATATGGGTAGGCGGCATCGGAATCAGGCTTGATTTTTACTTCCTGCGCCCCAAGTCAGTCAGCGAGAAGAAACGCCCTTATCACACGGTAAAGCCGGATGTGGACAAAATAACTCGCTCAACCCTAGATGCCTTAACAGGGGTGATATTCGCAGATGACAGTCAGGTTGTGAGTTTGATAGCAGGCAAGGAATATGGCGATCCGAGGGTAGATGTGCAAATATGGGAGGTGTAAGGCAATGAGGCAGGCATACCTACGTCAAGCCGATAACGGCAAATGGATGGAGGCAATCGTTGATTTCCACTTCGATGTGGCTACCGGCAAGGATATTGGTGTTGTAGTGGAGTTTAATATATACGATGAAAAACCATATTTTCCAAAGGGCAGTATTATTTATGAGAAGGTGAAGGCATGAGGCAGGCGATAATTGAGCGGGTGGCAAGGATGATATACCCAATGTTTTATGATGAGTTACGCATACCAGATAAAAAAGCGTGCCATGAGGATGCTGAAAATTTACTTGTAGAGATAGGTTTTTTTGAACTGTTGCAGGCGGCAGAGGAATGTTTTCAGCGGTGCGACCCTACAAGGGGCGCATGGACGCAAATTGGGAAATGCGAAAAATGCGGCACAAATATCCCGACAATATCATGGAAACTGTGTGATTCCTGCGCACGGGAAAGGCTCGAAGCCGCCATCACAAAGGCAAAAGGCGCATGACGCCCTATTGCACCAAAAGTTACCCTGCCCGCAAGCTCTCACCCGAACGGCTAGAGAAAAAGGGCTGCATGGACGATAGGCGGCAGCATGACGGGCGGTGTCGGTGGTTGGTGATGTTGGATAAGCGAGTGAAAGGGGTGGCAAGGTGAGCAGTTTAATGGATTTATATGACGATGAACTCATTGGCCTAATGAGCGAAATGGCAGCAGCAATGGAGTCGGCTGTTTATGCGTACAAGGCAGAGGATGAAAAAGAGTTTGATACCGCTATAGGCAAACTGCTAGTGTTGCAGGCTAAAACCAAGCAGAAGGGGGCGCAGATATGATATCTCTTGAGTTAGCGAAAAAGCTGAAAGCGGCGGGGTTGAAGTGGGGGCCGAAAGAGGGCGATTGGGCTTTTAAGGGGGGCAAAGACAAACCCTTTTGTGTTAGTGGTATGAATTGTTTTACTGTCGTAGATCAGGTTGATAGATATGTCTTTGCGCCCTCCCTCTCCCAACTGTTGGCAGGGATTGAGAAGAGAGTACATTGGTATGGGCTATTTAGATACCATCCAAGAAACACAAAAGAGTATAAGTCATATTTAGAGATTACTATGCTTGATGTAGAAAAGGAGTTCAACGCCGACACCCCCGAAGAAGCTGCCGGCCAAGCGTTACTCTGGATTATCGAACAGGAGGGCAAGTCATGAAATATAAACCAGAGGATTATCTCGATAGCGGATTTTATTCAGACATGGATGATGATCTTGAAAATAAAAAAGAAAAAGTAGTAAAGTGCCGCAAACAACATGAATGTGCTACATGTGAAGCGGAGATTGCAATAGGCGCATACGCATTAAGGGAAACCGGGTTCATGGAAGGCAAGCCTGTGTCGACCTATACGTGTTTGCCTTGCATAGACGCATGGCTTGAGGAATCGGAGCAAGTAGGGCAGGAGGGCAAGGCATGAACGATAAATCATGTAGTTGCTGCAAGCACTGGGAAACGTGCAGCGCTGATCGCGGGCGGCGGTGCAGGGTATGGGACAATTACAACAGGCGGGTTGTGGATTTGCTGCTGTGGGAGGGGGAATATGATGATGATTAGCTGGCTGTTATGTATCGCAGGGGTGTTGTTGCTAGTGGTGTTGTTTAATGGACTAGATTTATAAGGGGGTGGCATAACTGACAGACATGGAACTCCTTTTTTCGCAGGCTAAACGGCAGGCCGCCTGTGGCTGTACCCGCCCTAGGTGCTACGTGTCATGCCCTACATACCTGGTGCGCTATGCGGGCGAGGATGAGCGCTGGCTGTACCTGTCGCAGACAAGGCCGCCAGACAGGCGAGAGGTGGAGGTTATGCCGCCGGGGGTGCCGTGTTTTAAGGGCAGTAGCAAAAGCGGGCGCAAGCGCAAGGGGCAACAGAAAAAGGTGGTTGTTAATGTGTGGGAGGGTATATAAAAATATTATGTTGACAATGCTATGGGTTGACTGTAAAATATAATTGGTATTTGTAACCAATCCCCTGCCAATCGGCGGGGGTATTTTTATTTACAAGCGGCGCGGATGCGGCAACGTGTCCCGCCGGTTCCCCTTTGGGGATGTTGCTTTTCTACTCGGATGCGGGAAAAGAAAAACACCCTTGCGGGTGCTATACTTCTAAATATGTGTTGATGCACTTTCTTATATAGCATTGTTTTAAATCGAGCAATCTAGAAAGTTTTTTAATCCCCTGTATTTTAGGTTCAAAAGAATATCCGTTAACCCTTACGTATTCATGCCATAAATCGCGTCCCTCAACAAACATTTGATTTCTTGTCATTCTTACTTCTTGCCTCCCTTCGCCAGATACATCTTAATTGCCTCCTCCACCACCTGCGCCTTAACTGCGCCTGTGGCTTTACAGTGAGCGTCTAGCGCCTGGTAGGTTTCTACTGATAGTTTGGTGCTAAGAGCAATTTGTGCCATTGTTAGTTTGCCTCCTTTTTATTTATTAAGTGTTACAGGCTTTCAGTATCATAAAGCAGTTCATCGTATTTATCACCAAGGAAACGCTTTAACTGCTTGGTTTGTCTTTCAATTACCCTGTAGATTCTTTCAGCTTTCCGGCTGTCGGTATCGTATCCGTATTCATTGGCCCAATCCTCAAAGTTGCGGGCGTTTTCAAATCCTGATGTGTCGGAAGCAAGGCAGTTTAAAACGCTTTCTGCTGTGGGTTCTCCGCTGATGCCATAGCCCTGGCTGAAATAAGTTGTGAGTTGGCGGTTGTCCATTTTTAATACTACCTTGTAATGGTTGGCATCTTTCCAATCTGGATTGTTGCGGTTGGTGTCTGCCCATTCGTTGGTAATTCTGATTTTGTTGGCGTTGATAAATTCGTTGATAGTTTTCATTTTAATTTCCCTCCCTTATTTGCCTGCTGTCTAGCTGGCTTGATTACATGATAAATCAATCTGTCTAGCTTGTCAACACATTATTGCAAATTATTTTTGCAGATGTGCTGAAAAAGCCTGCAAAGGCAGGTGGCTGTAGGGGAAAAAAGTTTGCAAATTTGCGTTGCTTCTATAGAAAAGGCGGTGATTTTGTGAGAAATGCAGTTGAGTTGGATGATGAATTAAAAGCGCAATTAGTGGAACGGGCAGAGGGAGAGTATAAGACGCAGATTCAGGGTGAATGGGTAGGCGGTGAGGATGAGCGGGGATAGGGAACATACCAGGCTGATGATTATAAGGCGTTAGAGTGGACGCTGTAGGGCTAGAATAGACAACGGGAGGCAGAATAATGTTTAAGGCTAGCGTATTTGGGGATGATGGGGATTATATTGAGGTTACCGGCACAGCGTTTGCGAGCGAAGAGGCAAGACGCAACTTTGATAAGATACCCAAAGAGATGGCTGATAAAAGTGCTGTTAGGTGGGTAGAGGCTGTGTCTTTTGGCTATTCTGACTGGCGGGATATTGACTTAGATAGACAGGATGTAACAACCAGGCTGATGATTAGCTGGCGTTAGGATGGATGCTGTAAGACTAGATTATAGATAGGATGTGAGATGTATGGCTGATGAGGTTAATTTAGGCGGTAGGCCCTGCAAGTTTCAGGATGGCGAATATGACATATCCGAGATTAAGGATTATTTTAACGATGGAAACCATTTCAAGGATGAAAAACATCTTTGTAATTACATAGAAGATAACATGGAAAGCTTTTGCAGCGAAGTTGGGATTGATTATAAATCGCATACCCGGGAAAGTTATATTGTGAGGCTGAAAATGTTTGGGAAGAACAAACCGAGGATAGATTTTCTTATTGAGGAGAAAGATAAAGGGATTGTGCTATTAGAGATAAAGCAGCCTAGGAATACATACAGGGAAATAAATAGCGCCATATCCCAAATGCTAGACTATTATCTTACGGCTGAAGAAGCAGGGTATAAGATTAATAAAGCCATTATATTAACCACAAAGATAAATGACACCTTCACGAAAATAGTAAACAGGTTCAACCTGCCAATAGAGTTGGTATTGTTTTCTAAGGGATGCATGGCGGTGTGGCAGAAAGAGGTGAGTTGATTGGCACAGATGGGCAGGCCGGTAATTCCATTTGATAAGGTGCTATTTGAGGACTTATGCAATATTCAATGTACTGAAACAGAGATAGCCGCAACAATGCGTATTAGTGTTGATACGTTGGAGAGGCGAGTTAAAGAGGAATATGGTGTAACATTTGCGGAGGTCTACGAACAAAAAAGGGAAGGCGGCAAGGAAAGCCTTCGCCGGGCACAGTGGAAGTCTGCAATTGATGGCAAAAACCCTGCTTTACAGATATTCTTAGGCAAAAACATTCTCAACCAGTCAGACAAGCAAAGTATCGACATGGATCTATCAGGCGACGGCATCACCATCATCTTAGGTGACAAGCCAAAGTCTGACTAATATCTCCTAAATCTTGGAGTTATGTTCCGATAATAGGCGCTATGTCACCTAGATAAACCCTGTAACCCTTGATATGACTACACTCTCAAAGTTGACATAATCTCTGACTATTTGACTATGTCTGACATACTAGATATGGTAGTCAGATGCAGCCAGTTTACCAGTGCCGACAGGGCTGCATAACGCTGATGGGGCAGGTGGATGTGTAATTGTAGACACCCCCCCCACCCCCTACCCCCATGTGTCAACGGGCGGGAGTCCCGTTTCCTCTGGGTAGTATATATCACCATACCCTAACAGCATCAATTTTAAGGAGGTATCCCATGCTAATAGAAAAAGTCAACACTCCATCCTACCAACTCACCCTAACAGCAGATGAAATGACTCGGCTGCTGCGGGTATGCCAGAAAGCGAAAGAAATTGTGTCAGATGGCAACCCTATTCCAGCATGGGAAGCGTTAGGCTTTTCAGACGCTTGTTATTTCTTTGATATTCTTAAAGCATTGCGTTCTGATGATGGTTTCTAGAAACCCAATCTCATATATCACAAGTCAAATTTTTAAAAATAAAATTTACAGAGGTGAGCAGATTGCAACGCTTAATCAGTGAAACAATTACCCGCGAATATGACAAGGACGGTAAGGTTATAAAGGAGATTATCAATAGGGAATACGACAAGCCATATTTATTCTACCCGCCATATGTTCCGACAACTCCCTGTGAACCCTATGCCAGCCCTTTTGTTTATCATCAATGGGTAGCGCCAGATACAAGCAACATACGAGTTACCCTTTAAAAATTCACAACTTTACCCTCTCTCTCCCGGCAGGCGCACCCCTCCTCTTGCGTCTGCCACCCCTTTATGGGGGCATGAGCAATACAAGTCAAACATAAAGATAAGAAGACAAGAAGGGCGATTCAGCAATACCAAGGGCTGAGATACCCTAAGTGTTCACGCTGGCGAACACTTTGTTCACGCTGGCGAACACTTTTAGCCTAATATCTGGTAAATGGGGTATGTTTAATGCCTGATGAAAAGTATGTACTCATGACAGAAACAACATTACCTGACGGCAGAATTAAGCGCACTTTTACCGAGCCGGACACAGGTGAAATAAAGGGCAGCGGAACACATGGGTATAGGAGTGCCACAGAGAAGCCTCACAGAACAGAAAACCCTCCGTTCGCTAAAGTGTGGATGCCTAACTTATTAAAACTGGTAAAACTAAAACAACTGAGCCAGGGCGAAAAAGCCCTGGTTTTTGATTTACTGGTATTCCTTGACTGGCAGGGCACTATGTTGGTCCACCCGGAGAAGGGTTATGCAGTCAACACCCACGACATAGCGGAGTACCTGGGGCTTTCGTTGGGGTTTGTGTCTGAAACAATGACATCCCTACATGATAAAGGGGTTATCGGTAAATTCAGCGCAGGCAAGGGCAGGCCGCACAGATACCACCTTAACTGCAACATAGCCTTTTACGGCAAGAACATGAACGACATGAGGGACTATGAGCGATTTAACCGGGACTGCTCATATAGTCCGGTACAGGCGATAAGGTACGAACAAGAATATTCGGACATCCGCAAGATAAGGCGGGATATTTGCGATACCACATACACCGTAGATAAAAAAAGAGATTAATTTTAATAGGCTAGGCTGATCACCGAAAGCGCGGCCCTCCCACCGCGCCCGCCTATTTATTTACAATGGGGAGAATATAACCGGGGGAGTGGTTAAAATAAAAGAGGGTAATTATACCATAACGACACGTATATATCAAAAAACAAAAAAGGTATATAATAAAATATGTAGAATAATACAATGAATATAAAGAAAGAAACGCCCGAAGGCGCTTCTTTCCGTCTTCTGCTAAGCTCGTGGTTGTGCAAGAACCACGAGCTTTCTCTTTGGTACGAAACACGGAATGTTCCAGTAAACAAAGAGTACACAATCCCCAATAGTAATCTTTACCTTGTGTCATAGGAAAGTCAGGCCATTTCTGCCAACCAAAGCTAACACTAATTAGTTAACAAACCTCCAATTTAAGGAGATGATTATTTGAAAGGCTTACCAATTGTTGAAGTCCATTGGCTAGATGCTTGTCGTGCGGAGGGGTGTCCTTTCCCAAAAGATTTTTCTAGTTCATTAGTCCCGCAAATAAGCTATGGTTTGTTGTTGCAAAAGAAAAAAGAGTGCATAGTTATACTTCAGAACTACACACTCTATCCAGGAGACCAAAGTCATGATTATTTAGTTATCCCGGGCATATGGGTGAGAGAAATTAAGGAGCATGGCTCCGCTATACTACCCAACAAGAGAGGGAGCGAAGAAAGTTAGTCGTTTGGTTGATATTATCTGATTTCGTGTATAATAAAGCTAGGAGTGCCAGAAGATTATTTAGCGATATCTTATCTTCTCCTAAGTGCTAGTTGCTGCTAGCACTTTTTGTTCTTCAAAATACTTGACTATAATGGATTTTTATGTTAAAGTGTTAATACAATAAAAAATGGCGGAGGGGCCGGGATTCGAACCCTACGGCTGTCCATGTCGCATACTCTGATCTAAACAGAGTTTCCGAATCTTCGGGGAAACCCCTCCAATATTCCTCTTGGAAAATAGGCCTATCGTTGGTAGCGGGGGCCTATTTCCTTTACTCTTACAATTTTACCACCTTACATTAACCGCTAAAGAGCATCTTACCTGCCATGTGTAGGATAAGAATCCGGCTGTACGATCTATGGCCGGTTTTATTTTGTTTTTTAATTGGAGGGTTGATATGGCAACTAAAAAACCTACGAGGGAGTGGGTAGCCCAACCTAGGCAACAGAGGTTTTTATGGGAAGTGGTTGACCCGGAGGGGGCAGATGAAATACTCTACGGCGGGGCCGCTGGCGGCGGTAAAACTGATGCCCTCCTAATCGCCTGTATTTTATATTGCCAGCAATTCGGCGTTAATTCGTTGTTTCTGCGAAAGACATTCCCCCAACTTGAAGGCAAGCCAATCCCTAGAAGCAAGGAACTAATCTCGAAAGCCGCCGCCACCTACTCGGAAACCAAGCACAAGTGGGTGTTCAAGAAAACAGGTGCGGTGCTTCAGTTTGGCAGCCTGGACAAGTCCGGGGATGAGGAAGATTACCAGGGGCATGAATACGGCTTGATAGCATGGGATGAACTGACTCACTTCCCTATACAGCCGTATGATTACCTGCTGTCGAGAAACAGGAACATCAAGGGCGGCGTGAAGTCAAAGGTGGTTGCCGCCACAAATCCTGGCGGTAGAGGCCACAGCTGGTGCAAATCCCGGTGGAAAATCGGAGTCATGCCGCCTGAAAAGGGATGGCTGGCAGAACCCACCCCCGCACAGGCAATGGCAGGAGTCCCAACCAGGAAGCGTATGTTCATCCCTGCCAGAGTAGAGGACAATCAGATTCTAATGGATGCCGACCCTTTCTATAAAGCAAATCTCTTGGGCCTGCCTGACCAGCTAAAGCGGGCACTCTACGATGGCGACTGGGATGTATTTGCCGGTATGGCCTTTTCCGAATGGCGCAACTATCCCAACCCGGACAACAAGTTTACTCATGTTATCAAGCCCTTTGAGATACCTGCCAACTGGGAGCGCTTCACCACCCTTGACTGGGGCTACTCCAAGCCCTTCTCTGTGGGGTGGTGGGCAATAGACTTTGACGGCAGGATATACCGATACCGCGAATGGTACGGCGCATCCGAGCCTGATGTTGGCCTGAAGATGGATCCGGTTGAAGTGGCGGTAGGCATCTTGGAGCGCGAGGCAGGAGAGCCAAAGCCCCGGTGGCGAGTGGGTGACCCTGCGATATGGGCCAAGCCGCAAGTGGGCGGGCCATCTGTAGGCGAGTTCTTCCAGGGCAAGGGCATCTTCTGGCGCAAGGGCAGGAACAACCGCATCCAAGGCAAGATGCAGGTACACCACAGGCTGAAGTTTGACGAGGAAGGCTACCCCGGCCTGTATGTGTTTGATACCTGTCAGGAGTTTATTAGGACATTTCCTGAATTAATTTTAGACGATAGGAACCCGGAAGATATAGACACAACGCAGGAGGATCATAGCTTCGATGAAATGAGATATGGCTTGATGGAACGGCTTTACAAGACGGAGAGGTTTGAAAGCAGGATTCTAACCGACCTGCCTCCTGACTTGATGAAAGACTTAAACGAAGATCCGAGGGCATTGCAGCATTATCTTGAAACGCTAAAGGCGGGTGTGTAAATGGCTAAAATCATTCATTTCCCCCCAACGCTGGCAGACACTCCTTTGGCCTTTATCGGAGAGTGTCAAGGGGTAATCAAGGAGAACGATATTAAATCCATCTTGATAGCCTATAAACTTGATGACGGCTCGGTAATGACAGGTTATTTTGAGTGTGACTTTGGCACAAGGCAGGAACTTGCAGGGCATATCCAATGCGACATTATAGACCAGATGATTTTAGCAAACCCTGATAGGTATTAAAGGCGGGTGTATAGATGAAAATACCCAAACCAATAAAAGCAATCGGCAAGGCGGTGAAACGGCTAATGGGCGACGAAGAACAAATTGCAGAAGATAAGCAACTGGCGAAGCTGGAGAAGTGGAAGAAACGCCTTGACGATGCCTTAATCGAACACGGCCCCTTCCGCGACATCTGCGCCGCCAATGACGCACAGTACAACGGCAGTAAAACAGTCAAAACGCTGGCGGGCAATATGCCAATCTCCAACCGTTATAGCGACGATACCGACGTTCAGGGCACTCAAAACGCCCGCCAAGTCGTGAACGTGGTTTTTCAACTCATAGAATCGCAAATTGACATAAGCGTACCTAAGCCCACCGTCGAGCCGGTTGAAGGCAACAACGACGAGAACAAGAAGATGATTGAGGGTACACTATGCGCCATTGCGGAAGGCCCGGAGTTGGAACGCATCAACTCCGAGAACGAACGCATTGCCAAGAAGAACAGCCTGTCGGTGTTCAAAGTGCGGTACAACCCGGACTACGCGGCACACAAATACCGGGGCAGGATTGAAATACTTAACCCCCACCCGGTCAACATCATCCCACAGCCGAATGTCTACCGCATCAAGGATATGGACTATATGTTCCACATCGAATCCAACCGCACCGTAGACCAGATATGCAGGATGTACGGCGAGGAATTCCGCGACAAGTTGGAGGATGGAAGCAACGAGTACGGCTACCTAGAAGAATTATCGGAAACCAACAACGAGGCCACCTCAAACGGCTTGTTTTCCGTGGTGGAGTGCTGGTACAAAGACAAGGATAATGACGTTGGCCTGATGGCATGGGTGAATGATGAAATCCTAAAGGATATGCCAAAGTTCTTTTATCCCCGCGACGAAGCTGGCGAAATATCGGAAGATGAAACGCTGGAAGTTGAGATACCGGCACAGCCCGGCCCGGATGGCCAGCCCGGACAGCCGACAACCGAAACGGTCACAGTGAAACGCTCTATTCCTAAAAACTTCCCATTCATCGAATGGTACAATATCCCCCGCGAAAAGAAGTTTTACGGCAAGTCAGACCCGGAGATAATCAGCGACCAGCAGGAAGGCATCAAGAAGATGCTTTCTATAGAAGAAGAAAAGCACGTTAAAGGCACAACCAAGATATTCGTTCGCAAGGGCGCAGGCATCCCCGCCAAACTGGACAATGCCCTTTCCAAGATAATTGAAGTTGACGACCCCCAAGGTGATATCAAAGTAGTCGACCTCAAAAGCAACGACAAGTCGTTGATCGAAATGTACACTATCTACGTCCAAGCCGCCAAGGACGCTTTAGGCATAACAGAGGCTTCGCAGGGGCGTTCAGAGGGCGCGAGTATGTCTGGCAGGGCGATTGAACTGCTGGCGCAGAACACGGCGGGCAGGATCAGCGTCAAGGTGTTTGAGAAGCACATTGCCTATACCGAACTCTACCAGATGATATTTGAATTTATGATGGCATACATCGATGACATTCGCCCCTTCCGGCAAACGGATGCCATGAACAACCCCATCTTTGGATTCTTCGACAAATCCAAGCTGCTTAGACGCGACGATGCCGGGGAGTGGTACTATCCTGAATGGAGCATCAAGATACAGCCGGACACAGGGCTTCCCAAGGACAAGCGGTTTATCCTGGATGCCGCCAACAACTCCGGCGACCGCATGGATGAAGTTGCCTACTGGACGGTGCTTGACTCCATTGGCTTCCCCAACGCCAAGATTATGCTGGACAGGGCGAAGGCCAAAGAGCAGGCGGCACAACAGGCGGCGCAGGCAGAAGCACAGGCGGCGCAACAGCAACAGCCACAGCAAAAGCCCCCTAGTGCGTCAATCGCTTTCAAGGACTTGCCTTTAGATGGGCAGATTCAACTAGGGGCGCAGGCAGGCTTGAAGCTAGACCCCAACATACTGGCGGCTAAACTAAAAGCGGAAATGCAGGCAGGACAACCGCAGATACCGGGGCAGATGCCGACAACGTAGAACACCGAAGGGAGAATGCCGATGCAGGAAATCAGATGTGTACGGTGTAACAAACTACTGGCAAAAACAAGGGGCGCTACGGAATACATCTGCATCAAGTGCCCTAGGTGCAAGGAATTAACTGAATATAAATCAAGCTAGAGGCTCACGAAGCCCTGTTCTCCTTAACCGGAGGGCAGGGCTTTTTTGTGTTTTACAGGACTAAATTAAGGAGGTGATACCAGTGGCTGGACAACAGAAAGGCGGCTCCCAGATGGGCGTGGGCGGCAATCAGGACTACGGCAAAGCAACCGGCAAACCGGCCTCGACCGGCAAAATCAAATTCGGCAGCGACCTCCGGGATGGCGGCGGTTCCAAGAAGTAAGGCACCCAACCCGGGTGCCTTTTCTCATGCCGATTCGCGGCAAGCCTCACCCGCTTCAAAGGGTGCATATCGCTGGCGAGCGTAAACGCGGAGGTAATTTATGTTCGGATTTAAAGCAATGATGCACAGACACGGTTGTTATGTTGATACCGGCGACTTTCAAAGCGGAATGGGAGATGTCGCGACCTCCGAAGCCTCCGGTGACACGGAAGAAACAGGCGAAAGCCTAGACGATACCGCAGACGAAAGCGGCGAGGGAGATTCCCTTGATGCTGAACCCGTCGATCAGCAGAAAAAAGGCAAGCAGACACCAGAGACAGATGCCGCCTTTGCCAAACTCCGGCGCGAGGCTGACGAAGCCAAGAGAGCGCTGGCAGAAAAAGACAAAGAGATAGCGGATATGTTCGGCGCATCCCACGGCATCTACACCTGGGACGCTTACAAACAGGCGCTAAAGGCAACACACGCGCAGGAGTTAACCAACCGGCAGCAGGCGCAGATACAGAGGGCGCAGCAGGAGTACACCAACAAATTCAAGCAGCTTGAAGCGCAGGGGTACGACCCTGCTTTTTTACAGACTCTTGACCAAGCCTTCTCACAGCACCCGCGACTTCAGCACTTGGAGCAGATGAACAACCAGCTTCAGCAAGCCTTAAACGGCATGATAAGAACCACCGCAGAAAAAGAGAAAATGCAAAAAGTGATGGGCGATGTGGACAACTATTTCAAGGAGTTACAGGCAGAGTACCCGGAGTTCAAAGACCTCGATTCCTTCGCCGCCGAGGTGGGGCAGGAAGTCTGGAATAAAATCTGCGCCCAAGCCAAGAAGGGCTATACCCTGCTTGACGCTTACGAGTCAGTCAACCGTGCGGAGTTGAAAAAGAGAACTGCCGCATCAGTCAAACAAAAAACACTCAACAACATCGGCAGCAAAGCCCACCTGAAAACGGAGGGTGACGGGGCCGGTGACAGCGGCGGGGATATCCATATCCCTGCCGATACCTATGCCATGTATGCCGACATGGGGATGAACAAGAAACAAGCACAGGCGTACCATAAGAAACTTTACGGATAAGAGGTGAACCGAATGGGTTTCATCATAGAAAGCACAGTCAAAGGCAGGGGGCTTACCACAGAGGAATGCATTGCCGCCGGAGCCACCCTTGCGGCGGGTGAGTTAATCGCCCTCACCGCAGGCGCAGGGCTTGAAACAGCCACACTATGCGGCGAAACTGCCGTCCCCCACGGGATTGTAGTCAAAGGCGGCATAGTCGGCGCTACCTGCACATTTGTACGGATTCTGCCCGGCGACATCCTGAAGGCAAAAGCAACCGCCGCAGACGGCACAACCGCCATGTCTGCCGCAGAAGTGACCGCCTGCATTGCCCTTGTGGGTTCGCAGGCATTGCAGAGCAGCGCGACCGGCCTGACATTCGATGGCGTTACCGCAAGCGGCAGCGGCAAGTTGGAACTGGTTTCCTTTGATTCCAGCAACAACGATGCCAGGGTGAGGATTCCAATAGTTAGTTAATCGGCTTTAAAAGGAGATGAAAAAGAATGTTCTCAATTGAAAGCACATATGACGGGCGAGGCCTGTTTACAGAAGATTGCATAGTTGGCGCATCCACAGTGACTACCGGCGAACTCGTTGCCCTGACAGCGGGCGCAGGCTATCCCACCGCCACACTCTCCGGGGCAACCACCGTACCGCACGGCATCATCGTGAAGGGGAACACTACCGGCGAGAAGGCTACCTTTATTCGCATTCTGCCGGGAGATATCCTGGTATCCCCCGCGACTGCCGCCGATGGTACAACCGCCCTATCAGCGGGGCAGATAACGTCTGCAATATCCCTTGTCGGCAACCAGGCACTACGCATTAGCGCGACCGGCCTGACTCTCGATGCTGTTAACACTTCCGGGGGCAAGTTGGAACTGGTTGGCTTCGACTCGACTACCCTGAAGGCAAAAACACGGTTTGTAATCGTAAGCTAAATATTCCTAAAGGAGATGAATAAACAATGATTGTAACCAGTACAGTTGGCAAGATAGATGCCGCCATTGGGCGCTTTGAAGGCCCCTTGATGGCTTACATGGAAAAAGAGGAAGGCGACTTCGCCAAGACTTCGCTGAAGAAAGTCCTCTTTAACGTCAAGACTTCCAAGCACTACAGCGAGTCTGTAGCGGGCATGACAGGCATTAGCGACTTCGTAGCAACCAACGGCCCTGTGCCGTATGACGAAGGCCCGGAGGAAGGCTATACCAAGACCTTCACCCACCAGGTATTCAAAAAGGGTATTGAAATCGACAGGGAAACAATCGACGATGCCCGCCTGCTCGATATGGAGAATCAATCCGGCAACCTCATCGATGCCTACAACCGCACGATGGAGAAGTTCGTTCATGCGCCGTTTAACTACGCTGACGATACCACCTTCACCCTGGCGGGCAAGTCCTTCACCTGTGTTGGTGCAGATACGCTGGCGTTGGGTTCACACGCCCACACTTCGCACACAGGCAAAGGGGAAGCGACACAGGATAATCTTCTGCATGGGGCGTTAACCGTTGCTAACTTGAAAATTGCAGAAGAAATGATGAATGACTTTACGACTGACATCGGGGAGAAAGCCAACCTGTTTGGCGATACGCTTCTCGTTCCGTACTCCCTGCGAAATGATGCCTGGGAGATAGTTCAATCTGTGGGTAAAATTAACAGCGGTGACAATAACGCCAACCCCTACTACAATAAGTTCAACGTTATTGTATCCAGGTGGTTAACCGATACAGATGCCTGGTTCCTGATTGACTCCGCATACATGAAGAAGTGCCTTTTCTGGATCGACAGGGCTCCCCTGGAAATCAAGTCAGATAAAGATTTTAACACAGACGGCTGGAAAATTAAGGGATATAGCAGATCCAGTTCTGGATTTACAGATTTTCGGTGGTGTGTGGTAAATATTCCAGCATAAATCCCCTAAGTATGGTATAATATAGGCATGGGATAGGGTCGCTCCCGAAAAGCTGTTTCCTGACAGCCTGCCCATACTAAAATTATCAGGAAGCACTACAGGAGGTGTTTTTATTATGCCAAATATCCCAACACGCACTTGCACTAAATGCAAACAGGAATTGCCAGCAACCGAAGAATATTTCAGTAAACACAAGGGTTGTAAGTATGGCTTAAACTCTGTATGCAAGAAGTGTATGGCATCTGCGGCGAGAGATTACCATTGGCAGAATCATGAAGAAGTTCTTGCTAAGCAGCGAGCATACAGCAAGGAAAATCAGAAGATGTTGTCCATTAATAAAAATAAATGGGTGGCAGAAAACAGGGATAGGGTACTGGCTATTCATAGGCGATGGCGAGAAAGAAACCCACACAAAGACAGGGAATACTACCTTGAAAATAGGGATGTGCTTCTCGCTAAACAGAAAAAGAGTCGGATCGCGAATCCGCTTAAACACAAAGAGTCAATCAAAAAAGCCTACATGAAAAACAGAGAACATTACCTGCAATATCAAAGAGAGTACCAAACCAACAACAAAGACAAATGCAGGGAATGGAGCATTATCAAAAGGCACAAGCGGCGTTCCCTAGAAAAATCCCTCCCCTTCACATTAACCGTTGAAGAATGGGGTATGTGCAAAGACTTCTTTAGCCACTCCTGCGCTTACTGCGGGAAGGAATCAAAGCGGTTACACAGGGAACACGTTATCTCTGTTTATAATGGCGGCGGGTTTACTCGTGAGAATATCATCCCTGCCTGTAGATCCTGCAATTCCAGCAAGAACTCCACCGACATGGAAACATGGTACAGGAAACAACCTTTCTTCACAGAGGAAAGGCTGAACAAAATAAAACAATGGCAAGGCACCTCCTAGCGAGGTGCTTTTACTTTTACTTTGGAGGTGAAGGGCTTTGACATTGCATACTTCGGATTCAACCGGGGCGCAAGTAGAGGTGCTAACCACATCAAGCATGTTGCTCGGCCCCGGCAAGACATTTTACGTTGACAGCGTACACGGCGGCGCATCATATGACGGCCTGTCATGGGCAACCGCCCTGACCACGATTGACCTCGCGATTAACAAGTGTACCGCAAGTCACGGTGATAACATCCTGGTTGCGCCCTACCATGCGGAAACATTGGTGGATGCTGCCGGTTTGGTTTGCGACACAGCAGGCATCAACATCATTGGTATCGGCAGGGGTGCGGCTATCCCGACTATCACACTTGGTACTGCTACAGCGGCGACCATTACCGTTACTGCGGCTGATGTCAGTTTCTACAACATCAAGGTTATTGCCGCTTTGGCTAATATAGCGGCAGGCATTACCGCCTCCGCTGCCGGTACGGGCCTGACGGTTGAAAACTGCTGGTTCTGCGATAGTGCGATAGACAAAGAATTGGTTATCGGCATTTCGCTGGCAACCGGCGCAGACAATGTGCTGATTAGAAACAACCGATTTACTACCGTCATTAGCGCAGGTACCGGCGGCTGTGCCTCTGCAATTAAATTTGTCGGCACACACACCAACTGCCGCATTATCGGCAACTACATCCACGGCAACTACTCTGCCGCCTGCATTGACGGCATCACCGGCGCTGGTATCTTTGCGGACATCTACGACAACCGCCTGATCAACATTGACACTGACGCTGGTCTTGTAATCAACATGAAGTCAGACACCACCGGCTTTGTTGCTCGCAACCTGTGCGTTGGTATCCTCGATACCGCCGCCCCTGTTGTCGGTGCTGCTCTGGCAGCAGCCGAGAACTACGGCAGCAATGCGCTAGGCGCTTCCGGCATCATCAAACCGGCAGTAGACTCATAGGATTGGAAACACAACTTGGGGAGGGGCGCAAAGCCCTTCCCCCTCTTTATTTTGGAGGTAGCACATGGATATCAATCCAGAACAGCTATTCAGCAAAACAGACAAGCTACTTTACCTCATCCTACAGGAACTAAGGCAGATGAATGCCCCTGTGCGCCCAACGGCCGAGGGCACAAAGGCGGCTACCCAAAAGCCGAAAGTCACCTGTAAGCGGTGCGGTAAGTCATTCGAGGGGCATGGGGTGTTTCTAAAGCACTCCAAAGCCTGCAAGAAGGAGAGTGAAACAAATGCTCGCAAAATTAGTAGATGAAAACGGAAACGATATAACAGCAACCAATCCATTAGATTGCAGTATGACAGGCGCCACAATCATGCTCCCTGTCGACATACAGGGGCATCAGTTGACGGATGCCGAGGCTTTGCCTGTCAAGCAGGTGGGCAGAACTCCATCATACCCAATCCCCATATTCGATGTGCTGGCATGGAGTGGATTTACCAACCAACCCGCCAATGACGGTGTAGAAATCATATCCGACTCTGCATCTGACGTTGGCCTTTGTACTATTTTCGGCACGACAATCACCACAGGGGCGTTTGCCTACGAAACCGTGACGCTGACAGGCACGAATGCCAAAGCGACGACAAAAGTCAACTGGGACAACATCTACGGTGTATTCCTCGGTGACATCTACGGGCAGAACATCACCCCTGCCGTTGGGACAATCACTGTGCGCGAAGCCTCCCACGACCAGGCAATTACCACCATCGTGGCAACCAAAATCAGCAAGGGCATGGTGGTGTTTGAACTGGGCGGGCATGACATCATCCTCAACGTCCACAGCGGTAACGTATGGGTGAGGCACTTCGCATTGAGCGCAACTACCGTAGTCACCGCCAACAACGGTTTTAAATTGAATCTGACAGGCGGGAACATCCTCGAAATGCAATCCACAGCAGGCAAATATATCGGTCTTATCTCCGACACCACGGGAGCCACGGCACAGATTAAAGTCTGGGCGTAGGGGGTGCTGTCATGGGACTGAAAAGGAGTCTTAGGCTGACTAACATCCCTGCCAATAGTGATTTTAGCGGGGGCGTTACTGGTTGGGCTGGCACCAATAGCACTGTATCTGTTGCAAATAACATATTGTCTATAACGGGGACTGGCACTAACCTGGCGGTTTACGGCGGGCAGATACAGTTGGCGGGCGGCGCGCTGTGGGCCAATGGTGTAGGTTCAAAATTCTACGCTGTCTGCTACGGTATGGTAACTAATGCAGATGCACAGCAGTTAAGTTTAAAACTATATCCAGGGACAGGTGACATATTAGAGACTGCAATTGTCGCCACTCCCACGATAAACACCGTATATAAACTGTCTGGAATATTTACACAAACCAACCAATCCGGGGCGGGAAGCATCAGAATAAAACACTCTTACGCTGATGCGGCAACAGCAAACACCAAAGTTATGCAGGTACAAAAAGTCATGCTGGTACCGATAATCGGCCTGCCCGAACTCGCGCTTTCCGATGCTAATTTGCTGACATGGTGTGACAACAACATACCTACTTGGTTTGACGGCACGATGAACAGATTAGGCGGGTTAGGGTGGTTGAGATGAGACTGAGGGACGGCAGTATAATTGTCTGCGACTGCGGGGCAGAACTGAACCCTGAGATTGTCACAGCCGCCGACTTTATCACCTACGCAGATGGGGTGGCAACCTGTTCCAACTGTTCGGCAAGCGGGGAAGTAGAATTGCCAGTGTCTGAAACTGATTTATCTACGATCGACACGGAAGAACTGGAATTGTTTGAAGAACACAATAAGGACAATGGCGGGTACAGGGAATTAGGAACACTCCCCTATGTTTTTACCGATACCGATTTAAAACTTGTTAAGGTTGATTTGGTGTCGGAGCTTGGGGATGCAGACATTTTTATTGAAACACAGAACAAGTTGGATTGGCAATCTGTCAGCACCCCAACCTCTTACAGCGCGACAAATGTAAAAGTGTTGGCGAAAACTGCCACAGGGTTTACGGCAAAACGAAAGACCACAGGGGCGACAGGTTATCTCTACAGGGTATCAGCTTTCATCCCTGTTAAGCCGTCAACAAGCTACCAAATCACAATGAATTTTGCACCGGATTACGGCCCGGCAATATATGTTTTTGAAAACGGCGTTAACATTACTACCGGGGCGGGGAATGCTAATGGAATTGTTCACAGCCAATTTGCAACCGCCGAGGGCACCAGCCAAGTAGAGTTGCGGATAGGGCTAGGCTCCGGCGATACGGCAGGGCAATACCTTGGAGAATGGGAATTTTACAACTTAATGCTTTTAGAAGATGCTACCGGCTATGCGACTGAATACATTGGATACGGCATAACATACAAGGTAAAAGAAGCAACCACTCGATTGTTGTCTGTCCCTGACGGGGCAGAATCAATATCATCAGATGTCGCTGCCTATAACGGAGTGGCAAAGGTTTACAAAGTTGTAACAATAGACAGCGGGTATCCGGTATATGTCGATACCGAAGTGGATGCAGTTGTTGAAAATCTACTTGAAATACAAAACGCAGATACGCTGTCTGTCGCGTTTATGGCAGACTTCCATTACGGCGAAGAATATTCTACCTACCCCGGAGTGGACAACAGAGCTTGCTCTGATCATGCCTTAATATCAGTCAGCGAAATTGCAAAAAAAACCGCCATCGACTATTTGGTTTTGGGCGGTGATTATGTACTTAATAATACAATCAATACAACCAAAACGACTTGCTTCCAGCAGATAGCGGCCTTTCGGGAAGCGGTAAGTAAATACGCCGGGAATGCCCCTCGGTTCTGGCTGAAGGGCAATCACGATGTTAACCCACGGGAAACCGATGGCGTTGCTGACCACCCCGAAGAAAGGCTGACAAATACTGAATTTTACATTAGGACAGGGGGCAAAGCGGATACCGGCAATGTGATAGTAAACCCTGCCGAAAAGGAAAAATCTTATGGCTATATCGACTTCCCATCGCAAAAAATCAGGGCGATATTCCTAAACACTGACAGCCATTTAGACTATGACGCTATCACAATCAATTCACATGGTTTTAATGCGGAGCAGTTAGTATGGTTGTTTTCCACCGCTTTTGACTTTTCCGGGAAAGCCGTGCCAACGGACTGGGCGACTGTGCTTTTTAGCCATGTGCCGGTACAGGTTACTACAAATTATGCTGATTTGCTGGCGGGGTTGCTGGCTCTCGATGCAGGGGGGACGCACACTTACAATAGCGTGGAGTATGATTATTCCGCGCAGGGTGCGGTTGCCGTCGTTGCCTGCATTGCCGGTGACGTTCACTACAGCTATTCTACCAGCGCGGATGGAGTGCTGAAAATCTCAACACAGAATATAAGTATTAGCTCGACAACTTACAATAACCCGCCGGAAGGGGCAGAGAAAAATACCAAAGTTGCAGGCACGGCAGATGAAACATCCTACGACATTTTTACCGTGGACAGGGCAAGCGGCAAACTCTATGCCACCAGGTACGGTGCAGGCGTAGATAGGGTATGGGATATTTAACTAACGGAATAGCATTTGTTAAAAACTCACCACTCGAAAGGGGTGGTTTTTTTATGACAGCACCAAAAAACATCAGGTTTGCGCTTTCAGAGCCACGGCGGGCAATAGCGAACAGGGCAATCAAAAACATCAAGGACGTACTCGGAGTACCGATTGTCAATCCTATTGCAGACCCGCCCGCCGACACATACGACCGCATTGTTGATTTAGCAGCCAACGGCAGTTTCACCAACGGTACGACAGGATGGTATGTCACCACCAGCGGCGGGACGATAGAGGTTAGCACCGACCACAGCTCTTACTCTTTGTCGAATACCTCCGCGAACAAGACAACCTACGCCCGGCAGGACATAGCTTTGCCAGCAGGGGACAAGGTGTTCATCCGCGCCCGGTGTTGGCTTGACTCCGGCTCACTGACAAGCAACATATTTATGTCCATCGGCATTGCTGGCAGTATGGGGACGGTTGTCAAGACCTTTGCAGACGCTTCCCTAGGTGCAGAGTGGCGATACACCAGCGCGATTGTGACCGTACCGGCAGGGGCGACAGGGCTTCGCATAATTGCGGGCAGGTCAACGGCACAGACGGCGGCTTACCATATAACTGACATTCAGGCAATCCACCTGACAGGCAATATCGACCCGGATATTCTAGCCGGTTCGGACGCCGACCTGTTGACATGGTGCGATACCCGATACCCGAAAATTGATAATGTCTATACTCCTGACCCTCCTGCGGTTGACCCGACTTGGATTGATGTCACCGCCCACAGCGTTACAGGGGATGGGGAAACAGACGATACGGCGGCTATCAATGCCATTATAACCAGCACCTATCAGGCAGGCGGTGGGACAGTCTACTTCCCTGCCGGAACGTACATGATCAATGCGGCGGGTACATCCGGCAACGGAGGTATAAGGCCGAAAAGCGGCGTGCACCTGCGCCTTCATGCTGATGCCATTTTACAGGCTATTACCAACGCTTCCGGGGCGTATCAGGTAGTCTGGTTCTACAATGTGTCTGACAGTTCCCTTGTCGGCGGGCAGATTAAAGGCGACAGGCTGACGCATACCGGCACTACCGGGGAGACAGGGTACGGTATCAGGTTGACATCTTGCAGTAATATCACCCTATCCGACTTCACCGTTTCCGAGTGTTGGGGCGAGAACATTGCCATCGGCGGGAACCTGGCAGGACACCAATGGTCTGACAATATCCTGCTGGAAAACTTCACTTCCGAGAAAAGCCGCAAGCAGGGGATTAGCGTATTCTCTGTCAAAGGGCTTACTATC